ATGGATAGTGATTTCCTTTATTACGCTTTTGCCCTTGTGGCGCTGGTTGTTGGTCTTTTTATCCTGAAGAAGGTTGCTACCTGTATGGTCAAGACGGTGGTGGGAGTTATTCTCGTAGCTGTTCTTGCAGCCATCTATTGGCTTTATTTATCTTAAGCTATACGCTTTCCATTTTCTTAAGTGTCAGTTCCTTTCATAAAAAAATAGTCCGGTAAGAATCAAGCTTTCGCTTGCCTTACCGGACTTTACGTTATATTTTTACCTTCTAATAATACCTATTTATATTGTCTTTTCAATTGGTATTGCCAGATGTAGTCGAAGCCGAGTACGCCCTCTGCTACCTTCTGGGTGTCGCCAGTAGCTGAAATCTGAAGCAAAGGTATAAAAAATATCGGTATCTTATATCGAAAAACCTGAAAAATCGTGCGTAAAGGTTTACGCTTCCAGTGCAGAATTTTCAGAGGATGGCGGGGTGGGATGAAATGAGGGAGTTTGTACGAGGACTGGGGAACGAGAAACGAGAGTCTTTTCTTGTGGATGGAGCGAGATACGGGAGTCGAACCCGCCTCACAGGCTTGGGAAGACTCTCGTATATCTTGGTAATCAGCTGATACTGATGTACTTTTATACAATCAGTGGTCGTTCACTCACATATTACTCACAAAAATTATATTATTGTCACAACATAAATCCCTGCGCAAACTCTTTCTGCGTAGAATTTATTCTTTCTAAGCTCATCAACAAGTTTTCTGACGCAAGAGTTTTCTGTTTCTATTAAGGCAAAGCCTAAGCCGATATACCCCATCTTTTCTGTTGCTATTCTAGAGTTTACAAGTTTGTTTACGGCCTCGTCACCTTGGTACATAAAGTATCCGTAGAAGTCTGCGTCTGGTCTTATGTCATCAAATTGTTTCCCGCTGATTATTAACTTGGAACTCGCTTCCGATTCTTCGAAAAAACGCGCTACATCTTCGCAAGCTCTTGCTAGATCGAATCTATTGTAGATTTTCCCGTCAAGGATTTCTTTAGCTGTTTTCATATATCACTACTTATTTCTATTTTCTTGTTTCCTTTCTCTTCGTAGTTTGAGAAGTATTGCACCTGCATCTCATGCTTGATGTTGTCTATGCTTAGATATATAGACCTCTTCGAGCCTTTGGATGGGTTGTAGTGCCACATATACATATCAACTCCTTCCCATTTCATGTCCCCGTTTTCCCCTTTAGGGTACTTCTGTTTGTATTGCTTAAGAAGTGTGAAGTATGCGTCCTCCAGTTCGCTTTGAGTCCTATTTTCGAAAATGAACTTTACTTGCGTGATAGAATCGTTGCTAGTGTCGTAATGCACTTCTTCTCTTACGTTAGTAAAACCCGCAAATTTTACCTTGAACTTTTTTACTCCAGAAACCGTTTCGTAAGGTTTGTATCCCCTTGTCGCAAGGAAAGCTGCGTATTTCTTGCTGGTTGTATATATGTCTCTTCCCATTACTACTTGCGAATAAGAAGCACTGGAGAATAATGCTGCTGTTAATATGATTAATATTCTCTTCATAATATCAACATTTATAATTAATTATATTGCCTTTAATGACCCAAGAACCTTGAACACTTTCGTTATAGCCTCCTTTGGTATCTCCTGATCCTCGTACTCCTCGTTGTATGAGTGAAGAGTGAAATGCTCTTCGTCCGAACCCTTGCGGATGATCTTCACTGTTCTGAGGTCGTTAGTCGTCATTATTGCATAGACCTCGTTCATAGGCAAGAACTCATTCCAATCAAGAATCTGCTTCAGAGCTATGATGTCTCCGTTGCTTATAAGGGGCTTCATGCTGTCACCTGATGTGCGACACCAGAAATCAGTTTTCTCGTAACCAGGTACAGAGATATATTTCGTTGGTGTATTAGGAGAGTCGTTGTACATCTCGCTAAAGCCCAACGCAAAGTCTAAGTCATAGAAAGGCTTTGCGTCGTCTCCGTGAGCGCATTGGGTAAAAGCTTTATCGATTGACCGGTTAAGCGAATCTTTATCGAATCCTAATGAATAGGTTCGTTTCTCGCCTTCTCCGGTTTCGAGCCATTCTCTGTTTACGCCTATCGTATCGCAGATTTTAACGAAGTCTTTTGCTGTAAAAGGCGTACTTCCTTTCAGTTTTCTACTTAGATTGGATGAACCAAGACCGACTTCTTTTGCAAAAGCATTCGGCGTTAACCCCAACTCTTTGATCAATTCGGCAACTCTTTCTATAACTCCGTTCATAATCTTTTATTTTTAGTTTCATATATACAACTAAAATCACGAAAAGTGTTAAAAAGAAAACAAAAGGCGGACTTTCTTTCAAAAAGGTTTGTTTTGTTCGCCTTTTTATATTATCTTTGCACTCGTGATTCAGTTAAAGCAATAAAACAACACTGACACAAACGGAGGCCGAAGCAACCGAAAATGCCGTATCTTACATTAGCACTGCAAATATACGACTTTTCCGCGAAACCTCCAAATAATTATAGTTAATATTAAATAAAGCAAGATGAAAAAGTTGACAAAGGCAGACATTCTAAGCATAAAGCCTGGAAAAATCGAGGTTTTTGTGTTTGAGACAGCAAAAGCTATCATGTCGGCTCGACAGTATGCTTGGCTGATAGGTAAGACTGAACCGCCTGAAGGTGTGGCGAGATACAAGACGAAGGCTAACTTCGAAAACAAGACGTTGGTCATCGAGGCGGTTCCGGTTGAGTAGTAAACTTTAAAATTAGGAGGTGGAAGAAATGAAAACTAACCAACTTATGACTCGAAAGATTGGCGATTACGAAGTCTTTCAGAGGACAAAGGACGGGATGTTTAACGCTACTGTTCTTTTGCAAGCGTGGAACAACGCGACTGGAGAAAAGAAGGAGGTCAAGAAATTCTTCGAGAATGAAAATACTAAAGAGTTCCTGGATGCTCTCGTAAAAGAGGAAAATTTAGATGGGCAAAATTCTGCCTATGTAAAATCCAAGGCAAGACTTGATAGAGGCGGAGGAACTTGGATGCACCCGATACTCTTCATGAAATTTGCGATGTGGCTTAATCCTCGTTTTGAGGTTCAAGTTATCAAGTTTGTGTACGATCAGATGCTTAGGTATCGCGATGAAGTAGGCGAGGACTACAAGAAACTCGCAGCTGCATTGGCTAAGATAACTCCAAAGAACGAGATGAGAGAGTTGATGGAGCATATTGGAAAAGGCATTAATTGCATCGTTTATGGCAAACATGAAAAGATGCTTCGTAACAAACTCGCAACCGAGGAACAGCAGAAAGAGTATATAAAACTTCAATCTTATCTTATAATGTCTATTGAAAATGGCATTTTTAAGAATGGTTGGGATGTTTATCATCATCTACTGAAGATGTATGATAATAAGTATAAACCTTTTTAAATATTAAGGATATGAGAGTGAAGAATAAACAAAAAAAGAATGAATTTCGTGAGGCTATCAATAAGCACCTTAAAAATAATGGGGAGAGCGTTGTAGCGAATAAACCATTGGTAGATTCTATTGTTGAAATGAAAAACAACTTTAGATTCAAAATCCTCAAAACTTGTGACGGCGGTGAAATTGTTACAGGTGTTATTCATTCTACTAATGAAGAAGGAGAGGTTTGTCCTTGTGTTTTAGGTGTCATAGTAAACGAATTGACATCGGATAGAGGCGAAGATGGTAAAACGATATCAATGGAATACCTTTCGGAGTCACAGGTTTTAGATTTGATTCAAAACCTAACAGCAGCCTATCGCAATTTGCGAAGCATAAATATGAGGCTTAACGACTTAAGGGTATGTAACCCTGATGGGTCTTATGATGATTAAGCCTATGCCTCGCAAGAAAGTATCAGTAGAGCCTGTCGAAAAGATATGGCTCTCCACAAAAGAGTTCGCCAAGTATATTGGTATGAGCACAGGATACATACACGACTTAAGAAAGAGCGGCCAGATTCATCATTATATGATAGGTAATACCGCATTCTTCAAAAAGTCTGATGTAGATGAGCTGATTGAAGGACACAAGGTATGTTGATGTCCAAGGATAGAATACTTTAACATATTTCGTATATATTTGAATTTGCCCGTGAGGGTTCTGTTGCTTTAATGAAAAAAACTCATTGTTAGTTGGGTATTGTTAACTTAGTTCACAGCGGTGAATAGCGGAGCGGATTTTTAATTGGTTAGTCCGCTCCAAAATGGACCAGTAGCTCAGCGGAAGAGCAATCCCCTCCTAAGGGATAGGCCACGAGTCCGAATCTCGTCTGGTTCACACTCTCTTACTAATTCCGTTTCGTGTGTATCTCGAACGGTGCAAATGTAAGTCCACGACCTTATAAAGTAGGTAGTCCGTGCAGCTACAATCTTGCATCAGTAGAGATTCTAAAAGGATAGGAGAAGTAGTTCTTTGACATATTGGACATATAGCGCATTATAGCGTTAGTGTACGTGTAAGATAGTACGGGTAGAGCGGATTTAATTATCTCAGGTCGGGAACCTATAGCGAAGATGCCCAGAAGGAACGCACGTAGCACGGAAGACCAGTTAGACAGGATTTACTCTTTCATAAATTTCCCATCCGCCGAACTGCCACGGAACGAAGAATTGTCGTGGTAAGCGGCGGATCAATGAGAAGAAGATGTAAATCTCTGGCCGAAGGTGCCTGGACCTATCACCCCGGCACCGGAGAGTCAAAGAACCCTATGGCCATGCAAGTCCACCATCGAGAATGGTTGGCGTTGGCAAGCCTCTTATATATTATATATAAAAGGTGTAGAATACATAGACTTGAGGTTCTTGCTAATTCAGATAAAAGAGGCGACTGGTGTAATTGGAAGCACAGCGACAACTAGATGATACCGTTCTTATCGTCGTGAGATGGGGGTTCGAGTCCCTCGTCGTCTCCCATAGATTACTTTTGGATTTGGTTAGAGGCACAACGATGCCTCTACGCTGTTTTTTATTCGGTGTGACATCTGTCTGTGAAGACAGGCTCATATCTTGTTTCTATATTACATATATTATATAATGTTTTGCATAACTGTTGCAGCTCGTCTGTGAAGATAGGCTGCACAATACGGATCTATAGCTCAACGGTAGAGCGCCGGGGACATCATCCGGAGACAGGAACGTCAGACTCGTCCCAGATCCACGAAGAATGAAAATTGTGAGTATAATTTTAGTTTAAAATGAGTTCTGGTTAACTCTCCTGGCGAGGAGGTGATCGTATTATTATTGTTTAGATTTATTTTTAGTTTCGTGCGCTCTGTACGTGAGTATCGGGCGCCTTAAAATAGCCCATTGTGCGTAGTTGATATATATTCAGGTGGCGTAGCTCAGTAGCAGAGCACCAGGGGAAGGCCCTTGGAGGTCGATGGTGCGAGTCCATCCGCCACTCCAAAAGATACTTTTCATTTTTCCTAAATTTTAATTAAAACGTTGAAACTAGCCCAGTAGCTCAACTGGATAGAGCCGTGGAATCAGCCAGCGAGGTTGGGAGTTCGAGTCTCCCCTGGGTTTACTATAAGTTAGTTTTTAATGTTTATTTTTTTACATTAACTCATTGTTCTGAAGGCGTTCAGCAATAAATGATTCATATTATTCCATAAATACCCCCTCTTGCTTGCGAAAGTAGGAGGAATTTGCTGCATTAGCTCAGTTGGTTAGAGCGCTCGGTTTGTACCCAAGTGGCCGCAGGTTCGAGTCCTGCATGCAGCTCAGTAATGTATATGTCATAAGTTTTCTAGTTTTTAATGGTACAAGAAGGGAGTGAGGTCGTCAATTCGGCCTCCTCCCGATTGCTTTGAGTCGCATTTCATAACATACCATACCACGTGTAATTACCTCTCCTGCCTTGCGTGGTAGGCTAATCGGAGAGGTCTCTATAGATGAAGGTAAAAAAGACAATAAGAATCCGCAAGGAGAACATCAGGGAGCTCAAGAAGCTAGAATGCGTCGAGAGTATTGAACAGAATAGAAGGGACATTCTCGTTCGCCTGAATCCCGAGTACACGGAAGGAAAGCAGGAGGCTGTCAGAGACGAGTATCTCGTACAATGGGACAGCGGTAAGTGGCAGCGCTTCGGCGAGGCAGCGTTCAATCACCTCTATAAAAATCCCGCAAAGGAGGCGGGTGCGACATGGGTCGAGTAGGGTCAAAGAAGTATTACGCTCCCGATGGGAACGAATACGATTCCAGGGAAGAGTACCTGTACATGCAGACAATCCTCGACGATCCTGGCATAAGCTGCATCCACAGGCAGGTAACCATCACTGCAATCAATCCGGTATGGATGCTGAAACCAAAGCAGCTTAAGACTAAGGTCAAGTACGAGAGAAAGTCACTGCTTTACGGCCATAACTATACTGCCGACTTCGTTTACCGGGAAGGCGATAAGATTGTGATATGCGATGTCAAGAGCCTCTACACATCAAAGCTAAGAGAGTTCTCTATAACTACAAAGGCTATCGTGGCAAGACTTATCGCCCACAACAGAAAGCGTCACAACGGCGAGTCTGTTGTGATATTCCGAAAGGCTATCAAGGTGAAGAAGGACGAGTGGAAAATCGTTGATTATCCACCGTCTGATTGTACTATTATATAATAAGGTGTAAAAATGAGAAAATATTCTGTTGTTGTATATCTATTCTTTATGCTGATCATTGTCGTGGTGGCGGAGATTATCAATCTCTGCTGTCACTTGCTGTTCGGCAAAAAACCAATCAAAAAGTTTCAGCTATGAGTATCATTATCAATAGTTTCCTGCTGACGGTACTAATGTTCGCAGCAGGTGCGTTTATCACAAAATCCCTTGGTTGGGATAAGGAGGAATAGTAGTTTAATTCTAAATATTTTAAATTATGGACAAAGACAAAATTATCGTCAGTGTAGTAATTGACAAGCAGGCTCTTGTTGACAGAGCATTCGACATCTCGAAGAATCCTTCTGAGTTCAATGAAATCAAGAAGGTTATCGACGGCAAAAACCAGTTTACTAGTGATATCGACGAGTTTGATGATGAACGAAAGAAGGAGAATAATACGAACCTCTTCGCCAGCGTCGCATTGGATATCATCCTCAGTGACAACCCGGAGCTGGGTGTCACAAAGCGCCTCGAAGCGCAGGAGAACGCTTATCTCGACAAGATCAAGAAGCTCGATGAGATCAAGGAGAGAGTAAAAAACGGAGAGACGACCTTCCAAAAAGGTATCTGGGAGTTATTAAAAGTAACGAAGGAGGGCGAGTAATGGGTGTAGTATCAAAGTACGGCAACTTGTATGATGTCAAGAAGAACATCATCTGCAACGCTCCTGTCACTTCTTCACATTTCGAAAGTATTTTGAAGAAGGACAATGTGCTTCCTATGATGAATGGTGTCACAACACCAAAGTTGTTCGGAATCCACGCGGACAAGAAATTTAAGCGTGGACGCTGGCGCCGAGTATTAACACATTAATTCATATAACAATGGCAAAAGAAAAAGCAACTATTGCAGCAACCCTCGGTCACGAGTACGAGGACCTGGAGGAGCGTGAGGATTTCCTCGCCAACAACGCTGATTCCGTAGAAAAGATGGAATTCGTCAAGCGATTCAACTCTGATGAGCTGATGAAGAAGAAGGATCTGTTTGCCCTTCAGTCTGCGCGTGCATCTGACATCGAGGAGGAAATCAAGGATTTCCGTGAGCAGAAAAAGGCAGAGCTGAAGCCTATCAAGGAAGAGATTTCTTCTCTCCTTAAGGAAATCAAGCAGAAGGGCAGTATGGTTAACGAGAAGGTTTACAAGTTCGTAGACCGTGATTCTAAGATGACAGCCTTCTATGACAAGGAGGGCAATCTTGTTTCTTCCCGTCCGGCAACACGTGACGAACTCCCGAAGAATATGTATTCAATTATCCGTGACAAGCAGGCTATGTAGTCTGCTTTCACTTTGTTTTAACTTTTAGACATTTTATAAAATGGACAATGAAAAAATGCAAGTAAATTTTGCTCCGGGACAGACTTCTGCGGAGCTTATTATCCGTGAGGTTGATAATGAGAACCCTTATAAGCTTCCTATCAAGGAGCCACTTAACCTTCAGGTGAAAGGTGTCATTACCTGTATCTATGCTTTCCTCGAAAAGCGTTGGGGTACAGAGCAGATTGACAAGGAGCATACGCATATCCTTGTTGATCGAGAGAAACTTGCCGTTGCTCTTGTAACAAACGAGAACGATGAGCGAACTACGCAGACTATCGTAGGCTCAATTCAGTTGTCTCGACAGTTTACGGGATTCCATATCAACGACGGTCAGTTATGGACACCGGTACAGCTTGGCGACTTCTTCCGTCTCAACCGTTCTTACTTCGAGACAAAGGAGAAGAATATGGAGCTCGTCAATCTCCTCAAGAGCTTTTCAGCAAAGGTTCAGACAACAATCAAGAAGGAACTCAACGATAATGGCTCTGTAACTGACAACTACGAGAAGGCTGTAGACTCTAACCTTCCTCCATCGTTCGTTATCAACGTTCCAATCTTCAAGGGCGCCGAGCCAGAGAAGCTCTCTATTGAGACTATCGCTCACGTTGAAGGCAATACGGCATTGCTGACGCTTATCTCTGCTGATGCAGAATGTATCATCGAAGAATCCCGCGACAAGATCATCAATACGGAGCTTGACAAGATTCGTAAGCTCTGTCCTGAGATTCCTATTATGGAGGTATAATGAGTAGAATTAACGAAATCATCGCATCTATGCCGCCGGGCGAAGCTGCTGCCGTGGTCCATCTGAGACAGGTTCATTCCTGCCTGATGGAACTCGACACAAAGAAAGCTAGAGCTCTGGCGGCTAGAGCTGTCTTCCTAGACTATATAGAGGGTACGGGAAGAAAACTCGGTAAGATTCCACGACACTACGAAAGGGTTACTCCTAAGGGAGAAAAGGTTAACGTGGAAACTTACTTCTGTTACATTAATAGAGTACATTAAACCCAAAAAGCTATGGCAAACAGTAAAATCGCTCCATTCTATAAGAGAAGCTGCCACGATTGCATCCTGCTAGGTTTATGCGACGACCCAAAGGCTAGTAACTCTGGAGACTACGTTTGCAGGCATTGGGATTGGAGGTACGAGTGATTAATTTTAAAACAAAAAAAAATAAAATGCCAATTATTAAAAAGGATGACGTTACTCCAGAACGTCCGGTTATTATTGTTCTTTATGGTCAGCCTGGTTCAGGCAAAACATCAGTTGCAACTACAGCAGAGGTTCCTTTGCTCGTAGATACGGACAGAGGTTATGACCGCAGTGTTCAGCGAGTAGATACCCTCGTAGCCAACCGATGGGAAGATATCTTGTGCGCTCAGAATGATATGAGCTCCTACAAGACAATCATCGTTGATACCGCAAAAGCAACGCTTGATGACTATCTCTCAACTTATGCAGTACAGACTGACTATAAGCTGGCAAAGAATACACTGAAGAAGTTTGGCCGTATGGCTGATGACTTCAAAGCGTTCGTTAATGTTCTTCGTCAGAATGGTTCTGATATTATCTTCATCTGCCACGATAAGGAGCAGACAGAGGGTGATATAGTCAAGCATTCTCCAGATTGTACTGGCCAGTCCAAGGATTTGCTTCTCCGTATTGCGGACCAGGTAGGATTCATCTCTCTCATTAATGCGAAGCGTACGGTTTCTTTCGAGCCGAATGATAACTACGTCGGCAAGAATGTCGCCCAGATTCCGATGACGGAGATTCCTGATGCTACTTCTCCTGAGTTTTCAACATTTATGGCAGACATCATCAAGAAGGTGAAGCAGTCTATTCAGTCTAAGTCTGAGGCACAGCGCAAGGCAAACGAGCTTATTACCAAGTTGCGTGGAGAGCTTGCGAAGGTCGAGGATGATGAGTCTGCTGCAAAACTCCTGGCTGATTGCAAGGAACTCCCACAGATTATGAAGCAGCCGTTCTTTAACGAGATCAACACCGCTCTCACTGCAAAGGGATTCGTCTTTGCTGGCAACAAGTTCACTAAGCCTTCCGAGGACAAAAAGTCTGCCGCCAAGAAGACAGAGAAGAAGGAAGAGGCTAAACCTGCTAACGATGGGAAAAAGTAGCAAGCCACTCGTCAGAGTGACAACTATAGAGTCTTTTAGAAGATACATCGAACAGAGTGAACATGACAACTTTGAGGTAACGGAGCAGAGCGTTATTGATAATATTGTTGGTGAGTTCCAGGGCAATGAGTATGCTAGGGTTGGAACTGCGTTTCACGCCATCGTTGAGACTGGTTGTCAACCCTGTGTCGTAGCCTCTGCCGGTTACCGAACGTTTACTTACTATGGTAAGGAAAAGCAGGAACCTGTGCCGGAGGGCAGAACTTTTGATATAGAAGGATACCCTGTGACGCTTGACCTTTCACAGATTAAGGTTGCCCTGGACTACCGCTACCAAAACATTGAGGCATTCCATGAGATACGCAAGTACAAAGACTATGGCAGAGCCGTAGTAACCGGATGTGCTGATATGGTAAACGGATTGCAGCTCCGTGACATTAAGACAAAGTATAGTGCTCCTTCTGATAGTCAGTACTACGATTCCTGTCAATGGAGATTCTATCTTGATATGTTCGGTGCAGACATCTTCGATTTTGACCTATTCTGCTTTGATGGCTATAAGCTCGAAAAACACGGGTATGATGTTCGTGGTCTTCCGCTTATACCTTACACTCCGGCTATCCGTGTCTATCGATACGATGGGATGGAGCAGGATATTCATAACCTCCTAGACCAATTCTTGGATTGGTGCGAACTCAGAGGCTTAACTCAGTATTTATATAACACAAAAATTGATTAACATGGAAATGACAGGTGTCGTGATTGCCATTCTTCCGGAGCGTTCTGGAACGTCGCAGCGAGGAGAATGGAAATCACAGTATTTTGTAATCGAAACACAGGAGCAATATCCAAAGCATCTCTGTTTCGAGGTTTTCGGTGCTGACAGGATTGCACAGTTTAATATCAAGGGTGGTGAGACAATCACTGTTCAGTTTGATATTGATGCAAGACAATATCAGGACCGTTGGTTTAATAGTATCAAGGCTTGGAATATTATTCGTCCGGGTCAGCAGGCTCCTATGCAGGGTGGCTACAACATGAGTCCTCAGGCTGGCGCACAGGCAGCACAAGCAGCACAACAGGCAGTTATGGTTGGAGCTCCTAACCCGACGAATCCAAGCAATCCGTTTCCACCAGTCCAGCCTCCAGCCCAGCCACAAGGGAAATCTGATGATCTTCCATTCTAGCCTAGAAGGGAAGCTAAAGCTGATTAAAGATACATTCAACGCAGAAATAGTGTATGATGTATAACACCAAGAATCCTCTTGAAGTGCAGAATCTCAGACTGAAGATAGAGAAGCTGATTGAGAAGCAGAGTATGGTAGAGGTCGTGGAAAAGAAGGCAAAGACACTTCAGCAGTTGAAGTACCTTCATACAATCCTCGCTTACTTCGGCTTGCAGACCGGCAACACTCTAGATGAAGTCAAGACCTGTTACTTCAAGAGGATCGTCAATAGAGACTTGTTCGTGCGGCAGAAGCGCGATGATCTGCTCGGAACAGATAGGGAATACGTAATATCTACCGCAAAGCTTACGAAAGAAGAGCTGTCTGTGGCTATCGAACGTTTCAGAAACTGGGCTAGTAACGTAGCCGGCATTTATATTCCCTCTTCTGAAGAGTATATAGCGCTTCTGCACATCGAACATGATATTCAGAATTCCAAACAATATTTATAAATAATGATGTTACCTAAAGAAATTAGACAGAAGTCAGGCGAGTTATTCCCGAATGACTTGGAAAAGCAGAAAATCTTTTGTCTGGGTGCTGCATTCTCGTTAGGAAAAGATTTATCTGACTTTGAGGAAGAAGAGCAGCAAGAGGAGTTTTATCCTTGCCAGGAAGCTCTTGAAATGTGGCTTGCATACAAGAAAGAAAAGCATCAGACTTACAAGCCTCGTGGGTTAGAAGCTCTTAAAAAGAAACTTCTACAGTTGTCAAATGGAAATCCAGAATACGCAAAGGTTATCGTTGAGCATTCTATGGGAAACAACTATTCCGGGTTGTACGCTCCGAAAAATAATAGCATAAATAGTTATGAACAGCAGCAACGAACTTTCAATAAGATCAACTCAATCCTTGCCGGATGAGTACAAAAAGGCAATCGAGGAATTTGGCGCGCAATACGCTTTGTTCTTGAATAAATACCCGACTCTTCAAAAGAGAATCAGCAGCGTTCCTACGGTGTATGACTCTGTAAAGAACGGCGGACTTTCGTTCGTGGAAATCGACAAGTATTTCAAGGAAGGAGCAAGCGAATGGTGGATCAAAACAATGGTTATTGACCTGTTTATGGTTATAGGTGCATTCGATGCTACTACTCCTTATCAGTTCAAGGCGATTGCACAGCGTATCAGGCAGGAATATTACCATGTATCTCCAGGAGAGCTTACACGATTCTTCTATGAATTCTCCATTGGTGAGTACGGTGAGATTTATGTCGGCAGGACTTTAAATCCACAGAAGTTATTCATCGCTCTTGACAAGTACATGTGTAAGGTGTACGAGAAGAGAGTCGAGATTGAGAGTCAAAAGAATGTATTACGTCAGAAGAAAGCGGACGAAGAAGCTAGGAGAAACGCCGTATCTTATGAAGAGTACTGCCGGCTGAAAGGTATTGATATTAAGAAATCGCCTCTTGAGGTTTTAAACAGAAAGCTTGAAAGAGAATCAAAACGCAATAAAGATGGCGGACGTAAGTAAAATGGCAGAGGATTGGCTTAACGAGCATCCTAATGCAACAAAGAAAGAAATATGGATGGCTGGTTATTGGAAGTCAACTGATAACTGGTGCAACCGAACCAAGTAAATTTAGAATTATGACACAGGAAGAACGTATTGAGAATGCTACCACTAAGCAAGCGGTAGTATTCATAGGAATCTACTCTTGGGTTATCATAAGAAACCTAGGAAGAGCAATCAACAAGGCAGTTCACAAGCAGCCATGGTTTTTCATCGTGATAACGGTAGTAATCTCATTCATCGTTAGCTTCGTCTTCATTTCTAAGGCAAGGGCAGAGCGAGATAGTTACAATCAGAAGCTAGTACACGCAACGCAGCAGCTTGATAGCTTTTATGCTGCATACGGAAATATTAAATCAAAGTAAATATGAAGAGATACAAACATACAATAGTAATGATCCTGCTCGTTATTGCAGCTTTCATCGCAGGTTACGGATTCATCTGCTTTATGGTTGAACACGTTTTTCTTTCGCTCCTGATTGTCTTCTGTATCAGTTGCGCATTGGCTGTAGAGAGGGAGGTGTAGCATGCAGACAGGATGGAACCCGAATTTCTCTAGACCGGTGTTAGCTAGAATTCCGGTCAAAGTACCAACCGAAGAGCAGGTGAATCGCTTCTATATGCTCTTCTATTCTATGGTCGGTGGTTTTGCCTCAATCGTTCAGACCCAGATTACAGACACATACAACCTCATCAAGGAGAACAAGAAAATCTTCCGCTTCGAGGCTAAGAAGAGAATCACGGAAGCAAAGGAGTGCTCTGACGAACTCATCGATGCCTTCATGCACTATATGAAGGAATGCGGTATGTCCCAACTCTGGATGGATATGACTGATAACATCGAGGATGACTTGAAGCTGGACGTACAGAAATGCTTCTATGCCATCGATAACCAGTTCCTCAAGCATCACGTCAAAGAGCATAAGATGTACACAATGCTCCTGATGTCTGAACTGATGAGCAGTATGCTTGTAAGCTCGGTAGAACGTTTCGCTGAGATGATGGATAAGTACAACGGTATCCACGCCGTCAACATCGCAGAACGCTTTACGAACCCTATCCGGGGAGTTTATGCTCGCATGCGCAATGCTATGGAGATTCTCTACCCGGTCAAGGTTGATGATGAAGTATTCTCCGAATGCCCGGACAAGTTCAACCTCGGCTTCGAGATTATCGGCCAGAAGGTGCTCGACTGGAAACGTGCCGAGAAAGCTCTGGCGAATGCCTGCATCCTCAACGGATTCAACCTTAATGCTGATGGTGAGTTCCTGGAGAATGAGCAGGATAATACCGGTACTCCTTGGAACGAGACTCAGACGAGAGCCTTGACTGTCGCTTATTCTAACACTTCGAATAAACAGATTGCCAGGATCCTCGGCAGAAGTATCTATGAGGTTACTAAGCAGGCTAAGAAACTCGGATTGAAGAAATCTGAGGAATATCTTAGAGAAACTAGAATTGCTAACTTAAAAAGTAAGAAAAATGGAAAATAAATATAACAAGGAGGTGTAACTATGGAAGATTTACCTGTAGGCGCAGAAGTCACATTAAAGGTGGTTGAAGCGGAGAATTGCGATGGCTGTTTCTTTGATGAGCTAACATGCAATATGTATGACAACATTTGTAAACGAATTAAGTGCGATAGACTAGAGCGCAAAGACAGAAAGAATGTTCAATTCAAAAGAGTAAAATAATATGGAAGAAAAGATTAACATAGCGAAAATCCTAAAGGATAAGCCAAAAGGGCTGAATCTATATAGCCCAGTTTATGGCAAAGTGAAGTTCGAAGCGGTACATAAAGATAAAATCTACTTTTATAACGACATGAACGAGCATTCAGTTAAGAGCAATGGCAAGTCGTTCGATGATGGCGAGGTTGTAATTTTCCCTTCTCAGGAAATGCGTGACTGGTCTAAGTTCGCATGGAAGAAAGGAGACATTCTAGTTAACAAAGATGCAAAGGTACATATTATCTTCGATGGGTTTGATGATGATACCTACAAAAATTTCCATGGTCAGTATTATCTATGGGAAGAAGGTGGTAGTATTGTGAGCTTTGAAGAGGATGAAAACTACATGCAAACATCTGATTTCAACAAAGCAAATAAAGAAGACGCTCAGGAATATATCCACAAAATAGAGAAAGAACTAGGTGGCAACTTGAACATGGAGACCTTGGAAATTGAAAAAACTCAGCCTGAGTTCAAGGATGGTGATGTTTTGTTCGTGAAATGTAATGACAGTGCTTTTATTGAAATCTTTGAGTACTGTAGAAAGAATGGTGACTTATGCGACCACGCTTCACTAGACATCACAAATCAGATTTTAGATATTAGTGGTAAATACATAATACGTAAAGATGAAATAACAGAACTTCGCCTTGCTACGGAAGAAGAGAAAAAACAGTTATTCTCAGCTCTCGCAAATAAAGGAAAGGCTTGGGATAGTGATAAGAAAGCTATTGTTGATTTGAAGCCAAAGTGCGAGTTTAAGCCATTTGATAAGGTTGTAGTAAGATGTAGCGAAGCAGATAGATGGTCTATAGATTTCTTTAGTTATAAAGTACATAACGGATATATATGTACAGGAGACGCTTGGTTTGGATATTGTCTTCCTTACAATGATGAGACTGCACATCTACTAGGAACGACTGATGATTGGAAAGGATGTGAGGAATGAAAATATCAGAACTTATAAAGCTTCTTGAAGCTCGTAAGAAGCAGTTTGGTAATATAGATGTTGTTGATGACTTAGGATATATCACAAATGATGTTATCTACAACGAAGAGGATAATTCTTTGATGATAGTTACAGACACATTCAGAAAAGTAAGAAGAAATGGTAAAGATTGAGATAAGAATACAAGGTGCTGTACGTGATAACATGGTCTTCAAGTGGGTAACAGAAGAACAGTTATCATTCTTGCGCACATTGGAAGATGATAACTGGGCGTTCAAACGAGAACGTCCAAATCTTAAAATAACAATAATAGACAATTTATATGATAAACGATAAGAAAATAGAAGAAGCAGCAAGATATTATTGCAACAATAGATATCCTGCTTCACAGGATGCTCCGTTTATAGCAGAGGGGTTTAGACTTGGTGCTAAGTGGGCTGTCAATGAGCTATTGAAAGATTTGTGGCATCCTGCTAGCGAAGAGCCGAGAAAAGATGTTTCCATTATAGTAGAAACACATAATGACAAGAATATGTTTTACAGTAATATGAAAAAGTACATTGGAACAAAAGTTGTGAATGCCACTCCAGCGTGGCGAGTTGATGGTAAAGTGTATCTCAAAGATGATGCTGTGCCAAAATCAATGAATCGTGAAGACGGTTATAAGGTAGTCTATGAGGACGGCTATGAAAGCTGGTCTCCTAAGGACGTGTTTGAGAAAGCCTATCGTGAAGTAGGATCTGTTAACTTCGGTGGAGCTATTGACTTGCTGAAGGCTGGTCTTGCGGTAAGACGTAAGGGATGGAATGGTAAGGGCTTGTTTATCGTGAAGCATGTTCCTTCACATATCACTAGTGACATCATCCCTAATATGCAGTCACTCCCTCAGTCTGCTAAGAGCATCTTGATGAGTCGTGAGAATCCTCACATTGACTATACTAATCAGATGCTTATCATCAATCCTGATGGAAGAGCTGATTCTTGGGTTCCTTCCGTATCTGATGTGTTTGAGGAAGACTGGGAAGTTGTAACTGAGTAACTAACCACTCTCTCCCTTTTACGGGAGAGTGTAAAAAAGAAAGATATATGGTAAAAAGAAATGTAACAATCACTCTTGAAAAAGCAATAGAGTGGTATAATAGTGGTGATGAATCTCTTAAAGATTTGGCACTTCAAGCCTTTACTAAAGAAGAATTAATATACAATTTTATGGATATTACAACCTTCAAGAAAGCTTGTGATATACTTGATTATAACTATGATGATATTGTATCTAAAGTAAATAGCATAGCTGAAATTAGTAAAGCTTCTGCTGCTATGTTCAAGTTGAATATTGTCAGAAAGGCACTCAATCTTGGATATGATATGCACATTAGCAGGAATGTAGATGGTCAAAAATATAGTCACTATCCCTTCTTTGCACTTGTTATAAAAGGTTCAACTTGTTATCGTGGTGCAAAAGAGATAGATAAATATGAAAAACTTGGTGAATTTACAAGTGAAAGAACTATCTATGAAATTTTTCATGTAGGTGTTTATTCTGATATTGATTATAAAGGTTTGGGCAAATATAACCCTGATCGTCGATATAGTTTTATTAATATTGATACTGGACTCTTAGGTTGTGCTACAGAAGATATATCTAGGCATTTAGGTAAATACTTTGGTATGCTTATTATGGAAGCTATGTATGCTGACATTGTAGATTTTGAAATTGTTGAAGAGAAATATAAAATATAATCTCTCCTAAAAGGGAGAGGGTGAAAAGAAAGAGAATATGGATAAGGTAAACAAAATAATAAATATTGGCATATACAATACCGACATTATGGTTCACTTTGGAAGTTACGACTATCTAAAGGAGGAATTGATTTCAAGATTTGGTTTAGAAGATGCTCTATCTATTCTTGGAGGAATGAATATTAATAGCAATATCCTTGGAAGAACAGTTCTTCTTAGTACAGGGAATATTATCTTATGGATGTCAAATGTCCCTAAGACTAACAAAGATAAGGGTACTTTGGCGCATGAGATTTACCACGCTGCTTGTGAGATAATGAATAAGATAGACGTACCTCCTTGTTCTGAGAATGAAGAAGCATACGCCTATCTTATTGGTTACATTACCTCAAAGATTGAGGAGATTCTTACTTCGTCTTGCGCTGACGATGTTCAATAACAGTTGTCTTTGGGTGCTTATCTGCATAATTACGAGTACAGATTTGCCCATTGTCTGCTCTACGGCAGATTTCAACAGTAACTTTTTTAACCATAACTTAAATGTACATTTAAAAATCTGGCAATATCGCCATTAAATTTACAGCAAAAGTTATGCCAAAACAAACAAGAATGTATTATGACAAGAGAAGAATTACAAAATGAACTTTGCGATGCTGTCTGTGAGTATTGCAATAAGAATATCATTCCAGGATATAACCTTGGTATAGGCTGGCTTTGTGAAGGATGTTATTGTGAAGAGGCACAAGACGGATACTCAGCTGAAAATAACATAGAATTGGAGGATTGATTATGACAAGAGAAGAAGCAAAAGTCTTGCTGCCTATTATTCAGGCATTTGCAGAAGGAAAGGTAATTGAGTGTAGAACAAAACCGAGCGCATTAAGCAAAAGCTGGCAAGGTATGAATGATTGGACGGAAATGAAAGAGATTGAGTTTTGGAGCAATATTGAATACCGCATCAAGCCAGATAGTAAGGCGAAAGCAAAGTACCGCCCTTTTGCCAACGCAAAAGAGTGCTGGGAGGAAATGATGAAGCATCAGCCGTTCGGTTGGATAAAGTCTAAGGAAGATGGAAGTCGTTCCTTAATTACTCTTATTATTAGTGAAGAAAATATAGATATAAATTGTATCGGTGGCTTTAATTCGGATGAAATTATGAAAAGATTTACCTTTGCCGACGGAGCAGTCTTTGGAATTTTAGAGGAGGAATAGCTTATGTATAGACCGATTACAATGTATCAGATTGTTTGCGATAGATGCGGAAAAGTATTTGGCGGTACAGACACTTGCTCTGCACTATTCAGTAACAAAGAAGTTGATATTGGTGATTACTCTGATTGGGAAATGATAGATGGCAAACACTATTGTTCCGATTGTTATGAGGTGGAGGTCATTGATGGAGTGTATAACGTTAAAGCAAAATAGATATGAAGATAGAAAGTATCAAATTCAAGGCTAAACGTCTTGACGGAAAAGGATGGGTTTGCGGATATTTCTACGAGGAGAATGGTAATACATACATCATTGAGAATCGTCAGAAAGAAAGCAAGTTAAACAGAAATATCACTTATCAGGTTGACCCTTCTACAGTCTGCCAGTTTACAGGACTGATAGATATGAATAGAGTTGAAGTTTACGAAAATGATATTGTGAAAGCAGTCGACTGGGAGGAGATGATTTGTACTGTTGAATACAAAGATTACGGATTCTGCTTGTGTAGCAAATCTTTTCGTGATGGCGTAGAGCCTTTGTTTGTTGCAGTAGGCAATTTGTGCTTCACTTCAAAAGTGAAAAATCTTTGTGACATATATCACTCATACCGATTCGCAAAGTTGAAGTATTTGGAAGTGATAAAACATCAGTAATATGGAAAAAGAAGAAAAATGTTGTGGTAACTGTCTTTGGATGGGACGCGAAGACATCTTAGGCAATGGATGGTGCTACAAAAAAGATTGCGAAACATCTTGTGATAAGGTTTGCAAGAAACATGAATTTTAAACTTTAAATATTTAAATGGAAAAGATTTTTAGACATTTCAAAGGAGGTTATTACAGATTTATCACTGAGGTTACAAATAGTGAAACTCAGGAGAAAGAAGTTGTTTATCAGGCTCTCTATGGAGAACACAAGGTTTGGACTCGTCCTGCTGGTATGTTCTACGGAAAGGTGAACGTTGATGGCTATGAGATTGATAGATTCACCGAGGTTGTTGGCGTGCCTGTCTTATTTAAAAAGACAAACGAGAACGCTATTATGCCAACTAAGGCGCACAATGATGATTTCTGCTACGACTGCTATGCTGTTTCAGAGGAAGAGATTGCGCCTAACGTATGGAAATACGGTCTAGGATTTTCGCTACAGATTGAAAACCGCAATAAGCCTGCTGGTATTTCAAGATGCTTCACGCTCCGTCCTCGCTCTTCTGTATGGAAGACTGGCATGGCTCTCAGTAACTCAGAAGCAACCATTGATGATGGTTTTGTTGGCGAGATTTCTGCCGTATTCTATCACGTTATGCCAAATATGCCGCGATACAAGGTTGGCGATAAAATCGTGCAATTCCACCTCGAAACAAGTGACAACATCATGTTTGTAGAGACGGATGAATTAAACAAAACAGAGCGCGGCGATAACGGCTACGGCTCTTCTGATAAAAAGTAGCCTATGAACGTACTCACAGACGAACAGAAAAATTACATAAAGGAACATCCGTGTGAATCGCCAAGCAAATTGGCGAAGTCATTCGGATGCACCATACAGACCATCTACTGGTGGCTACATAAGCTGCATGGGGACTCCTTTATTCAAAGGAAGAAGGAAGCGAAGGAGGTGAGGGATCAGGCTATTCGTAATCTCTATCCAGATCTTTCTGCCACAGAGGTAGGGAATATTCTCGGTATAACAAAGGCATCGGTCAACAACCTGGCGAGGAGGATTGGGGTCAAGCATACAGATGAGACCACAAAACGAATACAGAATGAGAGTGCTGCTCGTACACGTACCGATGAGGCTAACAGAAAGAGACAGGAAACACTGAGAAAGGTTCTTGCCGTTGAGAAGCTGAGAGCTGCCAGCGGTTTGCCACAGAAGACAAAGCGTAAGTTTAAGACTGTTCCCGGCAAGTGTATGAATGCAAGAAATTATCTTTGCCGAAAGTACAACTACTTTTACGACAAGGATTATGGAGAGCTGCTTACCCTGTTCTTTGACAGCAAAACAAGAATGCTGACCGACGAACAGAAGAAATACTACGAAACGGAGTATAGTATTAAGTTCCTGCAAGCTGAAGAAGATTGAATTTCTGTGCATTATTATATGTTTTGGGGTGGCTACACATCGCGTGCGGTCACCCCTTTTTGTTTGTAAATCAACTAATAACCAAATAAAAACATTAGAAAAAACTAAGAACGTTTGTGTGGCTTTGAATTCCAGTATATCCAACCTAAAAATGCGAGAATGCCTATAAAAAGACAAACTGAAGCTATCTTACCTATATTCAAAAATGCCCTGTCAGTCATTGATAGTTGCTTCTCGACATATACTTTATCTTTCGATATTTTACTTATCACTGAGATTAAGGAGTCACACTTGCTATGATATATCGCAGCACTATCCTTGTATTCCTTAAGGCTCGAAATACTATCTCTCATTATCTGTACATCTTCCTGTGATATCTCGTGAAATTCGTAGTGAAATCTGTCTTCGCCGACTTTGTTTCCGTTCGCATCGTATTTCGAAGCTGTACTATCCCTTATATGAGTCTTCTCTTTCGTTGTAGACTTCACCGATTCCTTGTGAGATACTTTATATGATTCCAGTTCCTTAATAAGCCTTGCGTTAAAGAGTGAATCCCACTTAGCCTCGTTACGCTTATCGGTGACGTATGTCTGTTTTTCTATCACACGTTCTTTCGCCTTACATCTACAGAACATTGATAGAATCAGCATTGCTACTGCAATGGCAATTACAACCCTTGTTATCTTATCAATCAGTTTCATAAGCTACTGAATTACAATTGTTACTTTTTCCTTTTTATCCCAAGCTGTCTTCATAGTCTGAATGAGCTTGTTTGTCCAGAATCGGGAATTACTAACCCATCCTTTCTTATCGTTTTTACCGATAAGAATACACCCCTCTGTGTCTTTTGCAGAGTTACCGGAATGAATACGGATACCATCGAACCCTGGCACATCCTTTAATAATGGAAGCATCTTCTTGAATCTGTTAGAGTAGGTATATACGCATTCGTAACTGCCGCTTGGTATTGCAGTCTGCCCATACTCCTTTTTCTTCTTGATTTCGCACAAATCCATTCTTTGGTTCAATCCTCTGTCTGTATCTTCAAGAGTATTGCAGCCAAACAAATTGCCATTCACGTACAGACGGCTAATAGTATAGCCATCTTTTTTCCAAGCTCTGTCTATTGTAATTAACATGATTGATTTCCTTTCTGTTGTTTGTATGAGTTAAAAAATGATGACAGGAAAGGTATCCTCTCCAAAAAGTACAGTCCAAGGCAATAATGTAGAAAGTTCGCTACCATCCATGGTGACGAACCTTTCTTGAATATCTCCATCATCTTTTGGGTGATATTCGTGCCATAGAAGTAAATCACAACGTAGGTAATCATTGACACACACTGAATAGCTCCATCCATTTGCCCTTTCCATCTACCAACGGTATATACGGCTGCACATAGAACGAAGTATATCGTTGCGTGACCTACGCAAATAAGTGCCTTCTTGAGTTCGAATTTCTCACCTTTAGCTATTATACCACTAAGATATCCAAACACAAAGTTGAGAAAGAAAACCAAAGCCAATGTCTTCAATTCTCCATCAATAGGCTTTAAGTAGGCTACGACCGCTATCACGACCCCTACTAATAATTCTCTTAATCTTTCTGCCATTTTCGTTATCCTGAATAATTATTAAAAATAAAGTTTCGGTCTCTTTCTGCAAAGATAGCAAAAAAAGCCGAAACTTCATTCAGAATAACGAAAAAAATCAGATATTCAGATCATAATATGGCATTCCGCCGTTTTCCAGGAAAGAAACGCATTCGTCGAAAATCTTTCGCTCGTAGTCGAGCGTGTTGATTTTTGGGAACCACTTCTTGATCTTTGCGTCATTGCGTTTTACCATTTCACCCCAAAGAACGCACCAGTCTTCGAGATTGATGTTGTCGTTCTTGACCTCATGCCAATAGTCCTTGGCTACATCTTTAGTGTGAAGCTGATCTATGAGACAAAGATGCACATCTGCCATATCTTCATCATAGTGGCACGCCCCAATCTCGCCCTTAACCTGCTTCATCATATCAAGCATCACACTGTCGTTCATTCCGACTTCACAACAATCAGCCATTATCGTAACACAGTTCTTTATAGCCTGCATGTCATTGCTAGCTATAATGTCTTCGAATACCTTTTTCATAACCGTATATTTTTGATGTTACTTCAGAAAATACTCTCTGATGTCGTACACGCCATCCTTGTCTTTTAACAAGTCAAGAGCAAGGCTGTGTGCATATTTGACCAAATGCTCTGTACCAATATCCTTCACATCTTCCTTGCCGAGGATCTTGGCGATTGTACATCCGTGGTCGCTTACTACCTGGTTCATCGCAACGTACAAAGCGTAATCGTTGTAGTAAGGCTTCTCCTCTGTTGCAAGTCCGAGACCGGTCATAGCATTGAGCCACGTCTGCATATCCCAAGTGGCAGGTGGATTCATACCGTTTACAATCTCAGATGCCTCCTTCTTGGTGAGATAGTTCTTCCACTTTATTGCGCAAAGCTTATCAAGATACTCTTGCGCCAACTCTGGGTGCTTTGATGCCATATCCTTCATCATGCAGCGCATCGTGTTGCCGAATACATTCATATACTTCACGTTAGTTGATGATGCCATCATTCCATACAGCTCATCAAACTTACTCATAATCTCTTTTGCTTCCATATTGTCTTGTATTTATATATGTGATTATTCTGCTGTTATCAGACTTCTCAATTCTTCAAAGTCATCCTTTGTAAAGCTGATACTCTTCTTGCTGCCGAACAAAATTGTAGTTACAATATTATCTGGCAAGTCGATTGCGATAGCACCACCATCAATGCGACCTTTGATAAAACCAAGGTCAAACTCATAGTTGCTTATATTCTCTAGCATCTGCATGAGGTCTGAGAATATGGTATCGGCATCAATGTTTCCGTCTTCATCGGCGATGAATAGGGTAGCGTTGTCAATGCTCTTGCCCCAACTATCCTTGTGCTTTGCGATGATGTTGTGTGAAGCTCGCTTCATATACACGGAAGGAATAGCCAGTGCTGGGTTTTCCTTCACCATATCACTTATTCTTGCGTCTGCCCACAAATCAAGCGATGTAAGCAGTTTCTCTTTCAGTTCAGTTACATTCATTTATTAGTTTCTCCTTTATGTGTTTTAGTGTACCAAGCGATATACTCTTGCCAAGTCTTGTCGCTGTGGTTAGTCATATAATCGTTGAGCATAGCAGATTTTTGTTCCTCTGCCTGTGCCACCTCCTTTCTCAGTCGTTGCATCAAAGACAGATGTTTCTTCAATGCTTCCTGTCCTTGCTGAGTACTCTCAATGCGAGGACGTATGATGCGCAATTCCTCGTCTTGTACGAGCTTAGACACATACTGCAAGCTATTGACGTATTCCTGATTTTGCATAAAGTACTGACGTTGTGCGCCTGTCAAGTTGTCCTCAATCTTGTCTATCTCATCCCAAAGCGGAGTTGAAGATTGCTGCGCTTGCATATTGATAGATGCTCGCTTCTGCTGTATTGCCTCATACATCTTCTGTAGCTCAGCATCCATCATTTGCGGCTGTTGCTGACTTGTACCAATATCCAATAATGGGCTGTTTCCAAAATTCATCATAATCAATATCTTTAAGTTGGTGATATGTTATAGAGAGGTGAGAGGGCATCCACCAACGAGGGCAAACACCCCTCACCAACTCATTTTTTCTTAGTCCTTCTTACAAACTTTCTTGCTCTGTTACGCTCCTGTAGTGGGCGTGGAAGGAGCAGTGCTGTTACAGCAATAGCTTCCGTAGCCTGAAATTACTGGCGTAGATGGGAGTACCAACTGACCACGCAAGCAATTGCAGGTTTTCTCGTTAACGTAAGCCATCATAAGCTTCTCCTTGTAAGGAGTGAGGGCTTCCATAACGGCTACCTTCTTGTCGAGGTCACTATACTTCGCTTGCAACGCATCGTACTGGTCTCTCTGATTCTTGTACAGACCGAAGTCCGCATCAATCTGAGACTTGTAAAGACCGAACTCAGCCTGCATTGAACGGCGGTTCTCAGCGTTGATAGCATCGTTAGCACCCTTATACATAGAGAACTTCTCTGCGATGTCAGTCTCACGCATAGCGTAGAACTTGTTAGCGGTGTCGAGCTTCAAACCGAACATATCGGTAAGCAGCTTAACCTCATCAGCGCATTCCTTCTCCATTACCTGTAATGCGGTTGGCTGATTGGCATTTGCATTTGCGCCATAGCCGTTAGCGTTGATGTTCACGTTCTCAGGCATATTGCTTCCACCGAGTGAACCAAACACACTGCGATTACCGCCAAATAACCAAGCACCAAGACCGAGTGCAGTACCAGCTATTCCAAGACCCAATCCAGTCCCTGCGATACCTTTAGAAGCATACTCATCGTGCTTCTTTCCCTCTTCGTAGATTTTCTTCTCTACGACCTTTGCATCTGTCATTTCCATGATACAATCTTTTTAAGTTATCCTTAATATTAACTAACACTATGTAATCGATTACGGATGCAAAGGTACGAAGAATGAATGAGAGCAAATATAACTCTATCACACTTTCTTTTAGTGATTGATTATCAGAGTTTTAAGGTGATATGAGGTAATATCATAAATAACAAAAAAGAGAGGCAATCACTTACCTCTCTTACTCTTAATGAAGTGCAGAATATCCCACTTCTTCCAATATCGGGGTGTGCCCACGCTTTTTGCACTCGCCATTCGGAATGTCACCTCTAGCTACCATTCTGTTCAAAGTTGCATCAGAAACGTGAAGCTTCTCCTTGACCTCCTCGGTAGATAGCATCGGATTGAGCATATCGGGTATGATGTCGCACAATCTATCCAAATCATCATCGCTCATACCGCAAGCGGTGACCTTCTTGCCATTTCTCTGCTGCTCGTCAGCCTTGAAACAAGCATCAGCCAATGATTTAAAAGCCGTTCCGAGTATCTTATAATTCAATATCTTTCCCACGTTATTAAAAATATTAAAAGTGTTATGATTTGTTCTACTTCTTTAATACTTTACTATTTGTGCCTCTTACATCCCAAGTAAATGGGTTGCAGTGTCGCACTGGGCATAACGAGTGCCCACTACCGATTATCCGAGCGAACTCGGAATCACCGACTACTTTTCTCAATATGTTCAAAGCTCCATTTTGCTCTGCGTTGATTATTTTACCAACGGATGAGCGAAACAAGCCACGCTTGACACGCTTCCCTAAGTAGTTTTCATGCTTGCAAACCTCCTCCAAGGCAAGAGCATCACACTTGCTTGTATAGCTTTCCTCATGCTCGATGAAGTCGATACCAGCCAACTTGCACTTGTAGCTGAGATAGGACGTCAGCCTCGCAAAAGGCAACTGAACAAACTTCTGATTGTTCCGCTTACCCATGTCGGTATTCTGTTTCCAACCGACATTGTAGCCTACAGCCAACGTTCCTACTTTCTTTTCAACGAGCACATCGACAATCTGACGGCTCACCTTGTGAAATACATCCTCGAAATATTTGTCTCGCTTATTATACAATGCCTTGATACGTTTTGTGCTTCGCTTGATGCCTTGCAAATCCTTTATAGATTGCAACTTGGAAAGTCTCTTATTGAAACACCTATTGTACGACTTCAAGTGTTTGCCGCTCCAAATAATACAGCCATCGGATGTTATCATCGTTGCAAGATTGTCAATTCCCAAATCAATAGAGGCATACTTGTTTTTATCGACATCAGACGCTGCTAATTTCTTGTCATAGACAACTTCAACCTTTACCTTGTCACATTCTGGTATCAGTCGTATCTGGTTAAACTTAGAGACTTGCTCACCGTACTTCTCCCATTGAGGAATAGCTATAAGCAAGTCTTTAGTCAACCTTATCTGCCCATCCTTGATAGATGCACACTGCTTTGTGTAGAATAAGTTGAACATGCCTCCACGCTTGCGATAACTTGGCATTCGTGGCATCGCCTTGTACTTTTCAGGATGTTTCTTCCAATCCTTAATAGACTTACAATAAGCCTTGATACTTTTGTCTAATGTACGCAAAATCTGCTGCGAACACTGGGCTTTCAATAGGCGATAGTTACATTCACCATTAAGGTTCAATGTTTGCTTCATAATCTTGTCCATATCATTGTACCAAAGCCAAGTCCCATCGCTATTAAGACGTTGGAGAAATACATACAATGCTTGATTCCAAAGATTGTTTGAAACCTTGAGCAAAGCATCAAGCTGCTCTGTATGTCTTGTATAAAACTTATATATCAATCTCATTTTTAAGTCCTCCTTTATTATTTCGAGTTTTTTCTTATTCGTTTAGAATACCTTAGCACTTTTCATAATACAAAGATAATACTTTTTATTTAAATATTTGTATAAATCATAACACTTTTAATGTTTTTTATTCCCATATTACCTTTGTTTTTACGAAAAATTCTCAGAAATCGCCTTTATGCACAAATTTTACGTCCTAACTTGGTTCTACTGATAAACATATCTGCAAATCCATATAGATAAAACATTGCCGTTACAATCATAACCGTAAAGCAAGAATCTATCATATTGTTGGTTGTGTACCAACTCCACTCCACGATGTGAGCTGCGTTGATGCCGAAAAAGTAGAAAAATGGTATTCTGTATCTCCAACACAAAAAGAAGAATCTACTAGCCAGAATAGCCACCATAGGCAATACGTACACCATAAAGTAGATATAGATATAACAAGGCGCATTCTCTGCATAAGGGATAAACATCTCTCTATGATGCTGCGAGAACTCCAATATCCCATAAGCGTGAAAGCACATAAGGACAACAGGAACGTACTTGCAGAACCAGCGGAAGAACTTCAATATTCTTCTGCTATACCGATTTCCGTGCTTCATCAGCATATCAATCAGCTCGGTAACGTCCACATTCTTTAATAGCCGCTGGACATCGGCTTCGTCTTCTTTAGTCATAATTTCGTTGATTTAAATTTATCGTTTTGTTGATTTATAAGTTTAATGCTACAAAATTACGTTTTTTCTTGCAAAGTTGATATTTTTGCGGATATTTTTATGTTAAACTTTATAAAAAGTAACAATCTGAAAGTTTATTGCTACTTTCTAGTTACCTCTTTCTCATTTTTCGGTAACGGAAGCATTGTGCTTTCATATTAATTTTGTATCTTTGCGGCAGAAATTAAAACATAAAGATTATGAATATTAAAAGATTTGATACTTATAGAGGTGTAGCCGTGGACAAAAACGGGACGAAGGGTGATGTTGCCGTGGGGCTTGTTGATGTCAAGTATGTATGGAAGCCAAATGAAGGCACTGAAGCCTATGAGTTGTATAAGCGGATAGAGAAGGGCGAGGTGATAGGGGTTCTCTTCTATTACACAAGGGAGATTTCCGGAATGGATGCTATCATCCAAGCTGCACTGGTAACAACGGCTGATTTCGAGAGGATGATAACTACAACGAAGGGTTGCCGTTTTGTGGGGAATAAGATATATGGTTTGCCGATGGGTAATGAGGTGTTTTCGCTGGAGGGTGCTCATCTAAGCAGGTTAAGTATGTGTTAACAACAAAAAGCACCATAATACCAGGTAAGCGTTATGGTGCTTCTTCCGTCTCCATAATAATCTCCACACCTCTCATATAAACCTCAACCTCATACCCTTTATCGAGAAGCAAGCTGATTTCCTTCTCGGTCGGGATTCTCTCTAGTGTTCTTCTTTTTATCTGATTCATAGTAATTATCCATTAGAAAATCGAAATCCTTGCTATTACGTTTCTTTAGCTTCTTTTGATTAATAATATCTCTCTTGTATTTATTTTTAATACGGACGCATTCGTAATGACCTTTAATATAAAGGTATTTATAGAATCTTAAATCCATTTCCAGTATAATACCCTTTCTGATATCATAGCTTTCACAATGTTTCATCAACCCTAGATAGCTGTTGATAGAACAAACATAGTGCTGCAATTCTTCTATCGTATATCTATCTGGCAGCGTATTCATGTGATGCACCAGTTGTTTTAAGTTGCTTACCATTCGATTACTGACATAAATTCTATCACGCTTCACCACCATACCAGTAAACTTGATACCTTTATATACAGATTGCAGTTCTATCTTTCTAGGGTGCAAGGTAACGCCTATATTGGCAAGATATTCCCTTATCTTAGGGATAGAAGCTAACAATACCCGTTTATCTTGATGAATCAAGAAGAAATCATCCACGTATCTTCCGTGGTGATAGATATGCAGAATTATCTCAAGCATCCAATCAAAATCATTGAGCCAGAAGTTTGCGTCATGCTGGCTTGTAAGGTTGCCGATAGGGAGACCGTGGTTTTTCTCTGCTCCTCGCAAAGTTTTGCCTTTCGGTACTTTTGCCATGGTCTCTTCGGAAGAGCGTTTGATGCAATTCTTTGTCGGGTCGTTCATTATCGTGACACGAGACAAGTAGCGCAGGTCTTCTATATCATCTCCTTTGTAATTATCTAAAATAAACACATCTACTTTGTCTGCAAGATCTTCTCTAGGTATGCTCATAAAGAAACCTTTTATATCGCATTTCAGATACCAACACGGCTTAGTGAAGTTCTCAGAACATTCTTTAATATCCGCCGCAAGCTGCCTTACTCCATAGAGCTGACCCTTGCCGCATCGGCAGTTGTATGTTCTATCACTAAAAACACCCTCGAATAGCGGCTCTAGCCGTAAAGCAATATAATGGTGAATAACTCTATCACGAAAATTAGCAGCAAAAACCTCTCGATAAACAGGTCGGGAGACAACAAAGGTAATGGATGGCATCGGCTCGTAAGTCCTTGAGTTTATCCTTTCAACCAAGCTCGTTATATTTTCAAATAGGTATGTTTCAAACCTTATCGCATCTGATGATGACGCCTTACCTTTACGACAGTCTTCGTAGGCTGCTATAATATATTCTGCCTTTACCATTACTATTATCTCCCTAACTCTCCTAACTATTGCTGTAACAGGACGAACCCGATACGAATTGTCAACCTTACCGTTGTTGTTCCGATTGCCATTGTCGAAATTCAGATTCCACGCAAGGTTGCCCGAACTCTCAACACACGACCAGTAATTCGTCCGCTATTTTCTCGCTCTTTATTATACATCTTAGCTGCTTCGCTACACCGAACAAATGATAATGCGACTTGACAGCAGCGAGACCATTATTTATGGAGAATCACATTCTATAATAAGCCTTAACCTGATTATACTCTAGCTTTATTCAAAGCAGGGCTAACCTTTCTTTGAATTTCCCCAAGCTGTAGCCTGTCTGCCGATGATGGTTGTCAATCTGCAAATATCTGCCGCTTGCTTCTCCGAGAATAGTTTTCTCTTGAAGCAAAGGCGAAGGATTGTTTTGAGAAGTTCGAATTTGACACGAAATCCCATCATGTACTGATGTCTGTTATCCGCATACATATTCGCTAGCTGAATGTACTCGAAAAGCTCAAGAGCAACGCTTGTCATTTTCTCACCTAAATCGTAACGATACATTCTCGGAAAACCAACCTTCATAGCCGTGAGTTTATCGACTAATTCAAAAGTATCCTTATATATCTGTAAATCCTTCGCTAATGCCATATATATTCTAGCTTATTGCCACTAATTATTCGTGATATTGTTATTATTTATGTGTTCGTAATTCTCCACCTCCCAACCTTGCTTGCCCGACCTGCGGTCGGAAAGAGGTAAAGGGGTGAAGAGATAAAATGATTAAAATGCTGTAACAGGACGAACCCGATACGAATTGTCAACCTTACCGCTGCTGCCCCGATAGCCAAGGCCGAAATCCAGATTCCACGCAAGGTTGCCCGAACTCTCAACACACGACCAGTAATGCGTCTGCTGGAGCAAATCAGCATTCTGCTTGCCTGCGCTCTTAATGCGCTGCAAGGCAAGATTGATAGTCTCGAAATGAGAACGGATAATTTCAAGCTCGCCAGTCGCAGGAAGATGCCACGACTTTGCAGGAATACCAAAGTCTCCTCCAGGGTCACCCGTATGCGACTTAGAGTAATTGTAACAGTAAGCTACTGCGTATGTCGAAGGGGAATCATTCTTATAGTAACTGCTCGCCATAATAGCGGCTGTTCTAGTTTGACCATCGAGGAGGCTCCAATCGCTTGATGTCTGATATCCGACAGAACTAGCATTATGTACGCTTCCCCATTTCATTGCAGCACTAGGCTCTGTTAAGGCAATACCAATACGTGTGCTGCCGTGCTGAACTACGACAGCATCAGCATCCGCTCTACTAATTCCGATGCTGCTAGTCTGCCACGCTTCGCATCGCATGTAAGAACCCCAAGTTTCCTTTTGAATCTTGCCGATGTACACTCCATCCTGCAAGGAGCGGAGATTCTGCTCTAGATAAGCCTTCATGCTAGCTGCACTAGCATTTGTGATGGCTTGCCCGTTAGCAGACAGCCAATCACTGATTTTTCTTGTCTTTATAGCCATAATATTATACCGCTTAAATTGTTATACTTATTTACTTTCGTTTACTACTGCCGCATTGTCTATAGCAGCATTCACTGCATCGATGAAACACGGAGCGGTAGTACGTTCTACGAGTTCCTTGATGATTTTCACCTCATCATCGGTGTACTCGGTCTCGTCACTTCCGTTCCACATCTTCACGGCAAGAGCCTGTCCTGCCAGCCCTAATCCTGCCCCCTGCGAGTAGATAATGTTCGCAATCTGCTTGCGAGCGTTCATAACCTGACACTGATTCTTATCGAGTGTCATAAATACTTCCAAGTGTTCTAATTCTATCTTCATAATCTAATTAATTTTAACTTGTTACATAACATACAATCCACTGACCACCGTTGTACCATATCCAACTAACCTGACCTCTAGTATCTGAGTACCACGTTGTTGCTGAGCTGGCTCGGCGAACATCGTATATTCCTTTGTCTGATGAAAACGTCAATCTGCTTCCTCGCTGGATGATGGTATAGCATTGCCCATATTTCGGAGAAGATGGCAGATATATCGTTATTTCCGAAGTGTTGTAGCACTCAACCGTGTGATGATACTCGGTTAGTGTTTGATAATTAGCAGCCAAGCGAACAAATGATGGTCGTAAACCTATTACATCTCCACCTCTAATTACGATAGCATGGTTACCTTCATACGGATTCGTCATATCAAAACTGCCTGCCTGGTCTGCCCAACGTGTAAGCAAGTCTAACGCCGTACACATCTTTCCTCCGGAAATGGGGTCTGATGGCATTGAAGTACCAGCGTCTATATGAATTAATATGCCTGTACTCAAATTATTAGACGGGCTTGTTGTAGAAAATATCCGTAGTCCTGTTTTCATATAACTTCCGCAGGTAATGAAATAGCCTTCACCGTGCAGATAGGCTTGATTCATAAACTTCAGACATTCATTCGTCAGACCCATACCTTCCGTTTTTCCGACTGACCCTATTGAATAATTGCCAATCTCGAAACCTCCTATACTTCCGCTAGTAGCGTTTATCCTACCAGATATATCTACATCCGTTCCTTTAAAATGTCCGCTCCTCTTTACCGCAAACGTAGCCGAATCTCCAGTTTCGCCTCCAAGCCATAAGCTCCAGTCGTTAACATCCTTAACCACTCTGAACGAGCCGTACATCTTTCTATTAGTAGTATCAGTCGGATTGTACAGATTTATCTGATTACTTCCGAGCATATTGATGGTTGCATTCTCAGCAAGGAGAAGCTGCGTGGCTATCGATGAGTAATTATTCATCAGCGACCAGTGCCCGTCAGTCACGCTAGGCGAAGAGGATGTATAGGTGCTTGTACACTGATACCACTTTCTATCTACGCACACCACATCAACGTATTCTTCTGCTCCAGAGCCAGAGAGATATTTATAGTTGCCTGACTCAAATCCGTCATGCTCACGCATCAATGCGCCCTTCGTTCCCCTTGTTGCTACGGAAAAAGAAGGGGCACTGCTGCTGCCATTTGTATAGACGAAAACAGTACGTGTCCATAGATACGGATTTGCGTCCGTGATATTTTGGACTTCTTTATGCCAAGTACCATTAGGCGCAATAGTACCACTGCTACCTACCTGATAGGTCACCTCCGTACTCTTGATGCCGTTGCCAGTTGCTCCAGTAGCACCCTTGATATAAGACCATTCATATTTTGATGGGTCAGTAGAATCAGTAGGGTTAGTATCTACAAGCACTCCTATGTAAACGTAATCACCACCATTAGGATTGGTTGCGAATGTACCATCCGCTTTTTTCCAGGCGATATGGGTGTAATACTGCGTTGCTGGAGTTCCAGGTTCACCCTGTATCTTTCCTACATTCTCAAAACCTCTTGCGTGAGTGGAGTCTGTCTTAGAGGTGCCAGTGTACACCCACAGATAGCCACCGATGATGTATCCGTCACCCAAGGTATTACCCGATGTAGGCAGCTCTGACGTACTACCTTTTGACCCCTTGATGGTTACAGAAGTTCCATCATTGCCATCCTTTCCGATGTACGTATAGGTGATATTCTCCGTTGTCTTGTTATTGCTCCAAGTATAAGTAGTTCTCGTCCAAAGGAACTTGCCCTTGTTTGATGCCGCACTCGCATCGGGTGCGGTAGAAGACCACTTCTTGGCTTCGCTTACACTTGATGTAATAGCATAATCGACAACCGTCTTGGTAACGTATGGAGTATCACCGCTTTCGCCCTTTTCACCTCTCATAGAGAATGAAATAGAGCCAGTCGCTTCTGCTAATATCTTTACCATAGGCTATACTATTTAGCTCCCGTTATAGAATACACCGCACCCTTATAGGCTCTGATACCAGCCTCGGTAATCGTGAACGTATTGCCCGACTTGGTAATAGCAGAATTGATAGGAACGCCTGCGTTGGAATAGAGCGACATAGAGAACGTTACTCCAGTCTCGTTTGTCGTTGAGCCACGCTTGCGCATGTACGGCTTATACACAATCTTTCCACCTGCGTTCAGCCTGAAGTTCTCGGCTACGGGGTTATCGTTACCATCGGTAGGGTTAGGATAGATGATATACTCATCCGACACATCGTTAATGGTCTGCGTATCGGAAGCATAGAAGTCGCTGCCCTTGTATGCCTCACATTTTACGATGATTGATGAATCCACATCCGTCTCGTTTACCGTGAATGTTGCGGTAGTACTATTCTGTTTGAGCGTCCATCCGCCGTTAGAGTCTGGCAGATACCATTTGAATGTATAGCCAGTAGATGTAACCATATTTCCGTCCGTAACCTGTGCCTTGACGGTGCAGGTTTCACCCTTCTCTGTAATGGTGAAGAGTTTCTCTGTTGAGGTTGCAATGATGTTCACTCGCTTTGAATCTGTCACACCTTCAGCAATATATACAGGGTACATCGCCTTCAAATTCACGTTCGTGTTAGACATAGAGATATCGACTAGGCAGACAATATTAAACGAATCACCATCATTAATATTGATGAGGTTCTTGTTGACAGTCAGTGTCGGATTTCCGCTCGAATCAGAACCTTCAGTAAAATGCCCAGATTTCCCGTTAAACGTATTTGTAGAAACGTGGGAAGCATTGAAGGTAAGCGTTACGCCAGCCACAATCCAGGTAGGAGTACCCTTTGTAAGGTCAAACGAATTACCAGCACCCTGCGCTGCTGAATACGCCTGCATAGCCAGTTTCGGTTTTACCGCACCGCTCGCCTCGAAGTTAGGCACGACATTAGAAGGTGATGCAGGATCACCATCGTAGTTCTGATAAATATCTCCCGTAGTGCATTGCAAAATCGGATGTATCGTTGTTCCATCAGCTGTAACGACAATCTGTCCAGTTACCGTAGCCTTACTCATAGTTTACCTCGCTTTCCTCTTTAGCGTCTGTTGTTTCGGAGGACGGATTATCGCTTCCATCCGTACCGATGTTGTCATCACGTCTGGTATCACCTTCGCCGCCATACTTTACTGGTGTATAGCAGTAGGCAGGAGTATCAGTAGTTCCGTTTATTTCCGCAAGAGCACCAGTCTCTGCTACCAGTGTACCACCGACATTAGCTGCTCTTTCGTTGAGATTCACACCCTCGACATCATTCAGCTCACTCTGATAGAGCAAGCAGTTACCATCACTCGTCATAGTCAGCGGAACTCCGATTTGTATAATGGTCTCAGCAACCTGTTTTGTAACCTTCACGTAGTATTTCATAATTCTGTATTTTTTAAGAAGTTAAACATTACCCGTTACTCTCATCAATCTCCCTTGATATGATATAGTTTCCATTCTCATCCACAAGGGCGTTTCCGTTCTCATCGACAATCAGTTCGTATGCACCTCTGTCCTCAATAGACAGGCGGATGCTTTTCTTAGCCTCGAAAGGACATTGGAACGTTTCGCCATAACCCAGTGTCTGTGCGCTCTGCGTCATAGTCGTAACGCCATTGTTCGTAGTCTTGCCATATGTAATCTTCTGCCACTTGGCTCTCAGTACTTTCTGCCACACGGAAGGCTCGATAACACCGTTATTGTCACTAACCACAGCTTGGCAGGTTACGAATGCAGCATCCTCGTTAAGTCCAAACCCATCACCGATAAACTGAGCGGTAAGCGGCGGAATGGTTCTGTTGATGTACGTAACCTTACGAGCATCTGCATCACGGGGAGATGAAGGAATACTGCCGCTATAGATATAGCACGCTCTCAACTCATATCCGATGCCTTCGCCTATCATATCACAATCAATAGTGATAGAGGAAATCTGACCGTTCGCACCCTTTGTCATTGCCGTAATCTCATAGTTCTCGGCATCATCAACAGAATTGATAAGCTGCTTAGTTCCGTTGTCAAGGATTCGATACCACCATATCCTCGTCTTGCCGTCTGCCGTCTTATCCTTAGCTCCAACCATAATCCTTGCGGTAAGAGTTCTAGATGCAGCGTGCTTGATAGGATTCCACAACACCGTAGGTGGACTATCCAGCATAATCTCGGCTCTTGCATTCGTACAGTCTTCGAGATAGAGAGCCTTATTAGCAACGAATGTGTACTTATATCCGCAAACGGGGTCTATCCAGTTTCCTTCAAACCGCATTGTCCGAGGCTTGCCTAGAACTGAGTTCTGCTTGATATAGAGAGTTCCCTTGTTTATTCCTTCCCTCACGGCTTCATATCCAGCCTTTACACTTGCATTCTCACTTGTAGCTACTACCACGATGCCGCTAGATGTCACCTCAGACCATTTAAATGAATCCAGTTGGCTGTTGCATGTTGTCGTCTCCCCTGGATTATCTGGGTCAATGAGGTAGCAGGCTGGAAACATCGTACAAGGGCGAATAGAGAAGTCTGGAGAGAATGAGCCTTCGATACCATCATACTGCTGTCTGTTGATGATATTTCCAACTATTTCTATGCTGACGGACTGAGAGTAAGCAGTAGGCTGTATCTCCATCATCTTGTCAACGCTAACCGCTAATTCTTTAGCCATATTCTATTTATTTTAAAAGTTCAACATTATTCAGAAACTAACACTCACATCCTCGGAATACATCGTCTCGCCATCCTTGATTTCGGCATTACATCGGAATGTCACACTACCTATCTTGAATGCTGCACCGCCAAGGTCTTCATAAGTCAAATCAACAGATAGACCGCAGTTGGCGTGAGAGTGTGCCCATTTATTATCTGCCGTAGGATTGTTTGTTTCCCTAGTCCATACAACATTGGTCATAGAATCCGTCACGTCCTGATTATAGAGCCTTCCGACAACAGATAACGTTGTGAATACCTTCCAAGAGCCATCAGCATTCGTTGCCATTAAGTCGTTGAGACGGAAGTTCCACAGCTTCGATGATAGCATTTCGAGTGTGAAGTAAGGATTGCCCTCAACGAATGCCCAAGCGGTAGATGAGTAGGTCGGTGGCTTTGTTGTCTTATCTTCGAGGCATTGCCACTTGCAGCCGAGATAATAGACGGTATCAATCGTCCTGTCACCATTGCGGTAAGGATTATCGCCTTGCGCCACAGCCAAGCTCCAAACACCTCTGTCTCTTGTCGTGTAGATTGGGTTGCCCTGATAGTCTATCTGCTGAAACGATGCAGCCATCATCCACTTAGCATAGAACGCTCCGTCTCGCTTATTGGCGGTAGGGAAGTCTTGGAAGAGGAACGACAGCGCATCTGGCAGCTTGCCCATCGCAAGAGAGTAGTTAGTCTTGTCGATGATTGGCTTTGTAACGTGGTCGAGCCATACGAGTAAGCCCTCGGAGGAAGATATATACCAGCAGCTCTGTCTGTCTTCATCAACCGCATTTCCCCATCGTATCAATCTTGCCAGCTCGCAAGGTGGATAATTCTTCTTGCTAGGACATTCATTATCGGGGTAGCATACAACCGTGATGGTATTCGTTACCGTATTGACCGAGAGCACTCGCAGCCACATATCGTAGTACTTACCGCTCTCTGCCAAGGTATTGATGGAAGCTAAGACTACATCATTTTCCTTGAATGCTGTGAAGTCGTTATCCCATCGCTTCTGCAACTTCAAGTCATAGGTTACATTGCCGCCTTCCGTTGCCGCAGGAATCTCCACTACCGACTCAACCATACCGCTCTCTGTGAAGACGAAATTGCTTTCCATCGCCGTCTGTCGGTTCACGATGAGTTCCTTTGCGATGATAGAACTTCGGGATGTGATGCTCTCAAACTCGGCATTGCCCAGCTCGTCAATCCTGCCACCAGTACCGAAGAGCATTCCCTGAATGAACTCTCCGAAGGTCGCACCCTTCTTAAATTGAGATAAGTCTTCTGCTGTCAATCCTTGCAAGAACTTCTGAATCTTCTCCCAAGTTATTGTGCCCTTTGCGGTATCATCGTTTAATTTAGAGATGAAGTGCTTGCTTCCTTCTGTCGCAACCTGATTCTTGACTTGTGTAGTTGTCAATCCTGCTCCAGTTCCTCCATTTCCGCTTTGGAGTGATGAAATCTGCTGCTGAATCTTCTGAATAGTACCAACCTCTTTGTCCTCGCGAAGTGTTATGTCGTATGTCGGAATCTTTCCATCTTCTTCCTTGATCGTGAGCTGGTCGATAGAGATTATTCCTTCGATATTGAGGTCTGTATCATTGAAGTTCATCAGGTCGCCGGCCTTAAGCGTATCGTGGAGGCTCTTGATAACTCCGGTTTCGTCAGCCTGCGCCAGATCGTGCTGTCTTGCCATGAAAAGCTCATCAACCTTAGGCTGATAGACATATCTTGTGTAGTCATTCTTATCAAGGAGCGCAATGGCGTACTTAAGGAGCTTCAGTGATGCGGCTTTTACATACGAATCAGGAAGAGTGATGCCGGTAAGAACGAAATGGTCTCCACTCTTGATCGGGTAGTCCTTGTATGGGAACCACAGCTCAAGAGCATCATCCTTGCTCCTCTCAATAGTAAGTCTCCATCTACCATCAACCTTGGTTGAGGATGCCACCTTGAATGTCCGACCACCACACCTACCATCCTTCATAGAGATAGAGAAGTCATCATCCTTAAGGTCGTTGATGTCGAAATCGATAGCCTTGTTGAGGTATATATCAACATTCTTTACTGTTTCGTTGTCGCCAAACCTTCCGTCGTCATCAGGAGCGACACCTTCGTCAATCTCATCAACACGCACACCACCGATTTCCATTTCCTCGATAGTAGGGTAGATTTCAATAATTCCATTCGTCTTATCATCAGTATCAAAGAACTGCGATGCCGAACGGAGTCCGATCTCCTCTATATTGAGAGAATCGATGTATGGCCTATATGGATCAGTAGAGAATTTATGCAGTTTCCCGGTTGGATTCACATACTTCTTTTCCTGTTCGGTAAGAGAGTCGTAGAAATCACTCAGAGATACGTGAGGAAATCCTGGCAGCATAAGCCTGTTTACCGCCATATTGTTCGGAAGATTCTCCGCATACTCCTTCATCGATGAAGGAACCACCTTCTTGTTGAGACCGGACGTGATATACATCTTCGTGTTTCCGGCATTGACCTGATCGATGAATGCGTCGAGTTTCTCCTTTGATTCCTCGTCTCCGCTATCTACCTGTCCTCCCTTTAGCTCGGAGTAGAACCTGCATTTGCCAGAGCTGCCAGACTGTGTTACATAACCGGTAATTGTAGTCTGAAAATCGAACGTTACCTGAAGGACCCATCCGTTAGACTGCTCCTGAGATTCACCGGAAACGACGTATTTTCTCTTATTCTTGAAATACGTCTCTATATAATCGATGTCCAATTCGAGTTCAACATTCGTGCTTGCCCCGATGACTTTTGTAATATTCGCTACATACTTGATTCCGAGGTCCGCATAGTAGTGAGAAGGAAGATTCTTCTCTGAACCGTACGCTCTGAGTCTTGTAATAACACTCTGATCAGAATCAGCGTTCTGCACAATCTCGTAGAGTCCCTTGCCGAGACCATAGGAGAAGATGTGTCCGGCTTCTATTCCGGTAGTACCGACATAGATGTTTCTTCCTCTGACTATGAAGTTCACATCCCACTTCTCGTTCACGAGTGCAAGAGCATCCCAACATTTCTTCGAGTCGACGGTGATGGACATTGATTCGATGACGTTATCGTCGGTTTTCTCTCCATAAACCGACAACCACTCACTTTCGAGGGCTCCACGCTGCACGGACCGTTCCTTGTTTCGGGAGTAAATCTTCCAAAGACCCGCACCAATCTGCTCGTCGAGGTTCGCCTGGATCCTGTCGAGCAAATCGTCCAAAGTCTGTACGAAGAATGGGAATTTCGGTAGGGAAGTGTAGTGAAGTTCGTTGTCGTTCAATACCACATCGAGGAATTCAGCTCTAGCAAGCTCATCCTGCAATGCGTTGAACTTCACGCTGTCATATACGAAGCCCTCTCCGTATGTGTCGGGTCTGGCCTGCTTATCCTTGCCCGGCTCGTAGTTGAGCTCAAACCGCTCGCCACGATAGACAATATAGTCGCCTATATGAAAGTTGATAGGCACTTCATGCTTGAAATTGATAGTCACGAAGCACTCACCCATCCAAGAATCGGAGTATTCCAATCCATGAACGGTTATCTGCTCTCCGTTAACGTCTGTAAGCTTCGAGCCATCCTTATGATAAATATTCCAAGTACTCATGTTCTGTGTTATCCTAAATTTGGAATCCTGCCCTGCGCATCCATAATTGGCTTGATGTCAGTAACAGGGTCGTTAATCTTGAAAGTAATAGAGAGGACTAGCAAGTCCTCGTTATCCGGATCCCTATATAGGTCCGGATCAATGCTCTTCAGTCTCACATGCTGCCTTCCAATCTTATTGAAGTCGCAGTACATTTTCATCATGCCAGACTTACGGAGGTAGTCAATGAAAGCCTTACACTTCTCGTTTGCGCCGAAGGCATCACCCTTGAACAGGAACTTGACCTTGTTCTCGTATGCCGCCATATAGAGACCATCCTTGCCGATATACTCGTCGTCACCATGCTCGTCGTGCCACTCCCTTTTTATGGGTTCCTTGACAGAATCGCAAGGCTTGAACGGGTTCTCGGAAACATACATGCCGAAGTCGGCGATGGAGTCCTTCACCTCGTTCCCATCGCCTTCCTTCTGCATGTATATCCTGAAATAATCTTTCATACCTTAATTCAACTTTTTATAATTGCAAATATACGAAAAATAGAATAAATATGCAAGAATATACGCATAAATATGCGTTAATTGAACTTAAAGTCGTGTCTATCCCTAATATTGACTGATCCGGTAGCTTTCACGACTGTTCCTCCGTATTGGTAGACGAAGCATTTTGCGGTATCTTCACATTCAACATGAAGCTCTGCACCATCTAACAGATTAACAAACACCCTGGAGAATCCTTTAACCTTCATGTAAAGTGAAGAGTTGTGCCTTACGTATATCTCTCCACTGTCCATCCAGTCATAGTTGATGTTTGCTACACACTCTCCATTGAGGATGGCAATCTTTGGGTTTTGTAGGTCAACGTTCTCGTCAACATACACACCATGATCATGAATGACATCACTAAAGTACTTCTTCATATCCTTGGTCGAAGGCCAGTTCTTTCCGATACAGAAGTCAATACCCTTAACAAACTTCTCGACCATCTCATGCTTGGATGAGTTGTCGTGCCACTCGGCGGTCCACTGAGCGCAAAGACCCAGTGAAACCGCCTCGTTCTTCATTCTGTCTGATAAAGTTCTTTTTTCAAACATAATTATTTCATTTTTAAAGATTTCGTACCATTGATAACTCTGTTGAAGTTATCGTTCAACTCCGATACAGTCTTGTCGATTCTCTCTGCTGCATCTGCATTGCGCAAGGTGTTTTGAGCAATCAGGTTAAGCTGAGTCAACTGGGACTTTGCAATCTCACTCATCTCAGGTAAGAATTTCCCTTGCATCTCACGAACAACAGACAAATCAAGACGTATGCTATTTACATAACTGGCTAGGAGATCAGCTGTCTCCTCGGTAATGCCTTTTATCGAGTTGGTAGCAGAGGAACTTCCGTCCTCTCTCATGTCCAATCCTTCGTTCTTTAAGGCATCAACAAGACCGGTTATCTGAGGAACAACCTTATCTCCTATTTCGTTAACCTGCTTCGCAAAATTAATCATGTCCGTTTCGTCGAGTTGCCCCTTTTTGTCAAGAACAGATGTGAGCCATTCGAGAGGTTTTTCGAGAGCCTTTTCCATGATTTTCTGCGTAACGATATTCTTTACCACATCGCGAACCATTTCCTTGACCTTCTTCTTGTAAGCATCTACAGCATCCTCACCTTTAGCCCATGCACTCACAATGGTGTCAGTAAGTGTGCTTGCCCAGCTCTTCATATCGATAGAGTAAACGTCTTTAAGGAAGTCCTGTGCGAACGTCTTGATCTGTAACTCCATCTCCTTGATTTGCTGGTCGTAGTCAGCGAGTTTATCCTTGTCCGTCTTTTTCTTGTCATCCTCGGCTTGCCTCTGCTTCCTCAATTCGTCTTCCTGAGCGTGGAGTAGGGCGAGCTGATCTGCGTATGCGGAAGGATTCGCCTCTGTCTTCATCACTGCATCGTAGGTCTCCTTGCTGTAGTGACTCAAGTTCTTGCCACCGAAGAAAGCCTTTCCCGTATCAGTCTTGGAATAAGCCTCCCAAGCCTTATAGTCATTCTTTACATCGTTGAGCTTTTTAGTTGTATCAGAAGACCTTTCGTAAGAATAGATTCCTCCAAGGGTCTTCTCGATGACAGAACTAATATTACTAGATAAGTTCTTTAACTCATTCAGTTGTCTCTCTGCAAGCTTTATCTGTCGGTCTAGCTTGGCATCATGAGCCTTCGCAAACGCCTTGATAGGTGAGGTAAATATGCCGGTGACACCGGCAAGGATTCCACCAACGTTGCCGGACTCCGCGCTTGTTACCACCTTTGACAGTGAACTTGACATACCAGAGAATGTCTCGAAGAACGCAGAAGCGTCCTGCCATCCATCAGACTCAGTGTCAGCTCCGAGAAGGGAAGCAGTCTCTTTGATGTCATTGAATGCTTCACTCATTCCCTGCACATTCTGGTCGATAATGCTTACTACGTTAGCAAACTTATCAAGAGATTCTTTCGCCTTTGTTCCATCCTTAAAAAGAATCTCAGCAGCCTTCATCATAGCCTTTCCACTGGCAATCATGCTGTCACCACGCTTGATGAAGTTTTCGTCTCCCATTTTGAGACCAAGTTCGCGAACCTTCTTGCCTTCAGCAATTTTACTTGCTGCGATGGTCATCTGCTCGCTGGCATCAGAAATCTTCTGCTCAGCCATTCCCTTTAGACCTCCATTGAGGAAAGTCTTCTTTGGACTCGTCAGCTTCGATAACTGCTCATCAAGCTGCTTGATTTCCTTGGCGTACTCTCTCGCATCGATAGCTCCGTTTTGCAGAGCCTCGTTGATATTCTGCCTGATTCTAGTCCCGATAGCCTGAGCCTTATCCATACCGAGAGAAACGATAGCTCCGTAGAAATTGAGATAATCAGAAGAGTTCTTGAACTTGTCGAGTTTAACCTGACCAATCTCCTTGTCTCTCTGAATCTCATATCTCGCCTTGATACCAGGATCATTCGTCTTCTTGATAAGTTTATCGTAATCCTGTCGAATCTTAAGAATCTTGTCCTCGTAATCTTCTGTCTTCTCGATGATATCGGCGGCATCTTGCAAAGACTTAACATAATTACCACGGAGGAGTTCTGTAATCTTTTTCCACTCTTCGTACTGATTTGGTAGCTTAAGCTTTTCCTTAGCTTCTCCGTCAGTCATGCTGAGAGAATCCTGAAGATTGAATATCTCATGGTAGTGAGCGTAATACTCGTCCATAAGAGATTGTACCTTGTCATCCATCTGGAATGCGTCAACCCATGCCGACTCAGCAAAGAATTTGCTACCAGTTTTTTCAAGAAGACTCTTATACAAATCCCATCGCTCAGACAGTTTGTTCATAGACTCGCTGAAATCAGCCGCCTTCTTTTCATACTCCTTTTTATCCTTCTCATCGAAGAGCCACTCTGCGACCTCGCGATAGATGGATGTCTGGAACTTCTTTCTCTCGGTTGTGTTTATACTGAATCCTACAAGGAGAGAATGGACAGCCTTCTGATAGTCGTCAAGATTAAGACCTGTAACCTCTGGGAAGAGATTATAAGTCTTCTTCTTTGCCTCTTCATCAGACATTATGCTCTTGTACTTCTGATACATCTGCCTTGCCGACTTAAGACTGCTGAGTCTTTCCTGTAAACGCTTGAGCTCAGCGTCCTCTTCACGACCATTCTTGTTTTTGCCTTTCCCAAAGTTACCCGTAACCTTGTTCTTTCCAAGATCGTCAGATATGTAACCTGCGTCAGCGATAGCTTTCCACAAATCGTACTTGTGTTTAGCATTCTTGTACTCAGAAGAATTCTTGCTTACTTTTCCATTGACTATCGTATCAAGTTCGTTTCTCGCAGCCTTGAGCTCCTTACGAATATTCTCACCTGTGGTCTCGAAAGACTGGTCTTGCACTTGTCTTAACGCATTATCAACCTCTCTCGTCCAAAACTTACCTTTCTTTTTATTTCCGGTGAAAGTTCCGTTCTTGTGAAGTCTTTGCCTTATAATATCAGAGAAAGGAGTGTTCACGCCAGAGTTGTACGAAGGCTTTCCTTTCTTTCCGTTACCACTGTCGCCTGTCCAAAAGTTCATATCCATGAGCTTACTGATAGCCGAATGAAAATAATACAAGATGGTTTTACTTGTAATATTTGCCTTCTGTGCCATCTTATCCATCATACTGGCGAATATCTCAGGGTTTCGTTTTGCCCACGTGCGGAATTGATCTTGAGACAATCCGAGCTGTTTCCTGACAGACTCAAGTCCTCTAGGCACGTCGTCATACATTATTTCAGACACATCATCGCTAGAATCCTTCGCTCTTTCCGCAAGTTCCTTTAACCAGTTTTCTGTCTCCTTGCTTCCATTTGCAAACTTGTCGACAAATTTTTCCCAATCATCTCCGCCAATAGCCGCAAGCATCCTAATCTGCTCAGTAAGGGGCAGACCCATGATTTGGTTTGCTAGCTCTTCGTTGTTTTCCATCAAAGACCGGATAAAATCCTCCATTTTTGCCTTTGTACTAGAGTCGAGCTCGTCGAACATCACCTGGAACTTAGACAGAGATTCTTGTGCTTGCTCCACATTCTTTGCAATATCATCGTTCGTGAGTCCATTCAACCACTGTAACCATTGTGGAGTATCAGCTCCGATCATATCGAATAGGTTGTAGCTAACAAGACCTGTTGCTGAAGTTGCGTTATTCGTTATAACTCCATATTTATCAGCTAAGCCATCATTTGCTTTTTTCGCATCCTCAATTTTTTCTTTGAGTATGTCGTATTGTTTTGACAGGCTTCCTGCGCTTTCAACCTGCTGCTTGATAGAATCCGTGTAGTCATCTGAACTTTTCAGAATCTCCTTCATCGAGTCAACTTGCGAAGAAAGGTTGGACGCGTCTTTTGGGCCTAATCCAGACAGAAAATCTCCGTAACTTTTGGATTTCTGCTTAGCTCCATCAATCAACGTCTTTTCTTCTTCCTTTACTCGACTTGACCATTGATTGTACCCCATCAGCAATGAAGTGATAGCCGTAATGCCGATCCCCCACCAACCACCTATGGCGTTGATAAATCCTCCGACCTTTGAAGTTGTCATGCTCCATACGGCAGACATTCTGCCTCCATTCAAGATGATTTGCTCTTGTTTGGTGGTTATTTGCCCCATTAATGCGAGCTGACTAATTATCTCCTTAGAAACCAATCCTTCCTTGGCTGCTCGTTGCATCTGCAATACGGACATTCTTCCTTCGAGTGCAGCCCTATTGTAGCTCGCGACAAGCGATTGCTTTTCCGACAGAATAGCAGCTCTCTTGAACACATTCTGCTGGGCAATCTTCTGCGTAATCTCTCCTTCTACAACAAGTTGCTGCTGTTCGATAGCATAAGACTTTAACTGGGCATTCATCTGCCGAGTATAACTCTTAGCAAGTGATCCAATACCCATATTTGAATAAGCCATACCGCCGAGCTTCCTTGCAGCAAACACCGCTCCGAATGAAAGAAGGGCAGGAGACAATTTGTCCAAAGCTAACACAAGGTCGGTTACTCTATTAATGATGAACGAGAAAGTGCCTCCGACGATATTCTTGCCTTCTGCGAACTTTCCTAGCATAATATCCCACGCGTCGATAAGCTTATTCCAGCGACCAAGCAGTGTTTCTGACAACACGAGCTGCATATTGTAGAACTGGCCACCCTCGTCTGTCATTTTCCAAAGCACTTTCTGGACATCCTCAAAGCTTACCTGTCTTCCGGAAATCATCTTCTTGACATCTGCCTGGGTATAATTATTCCTTCCGTTCTTTCCTTCTGAGTTATAAAGCTCAGTGATTCTCTGCAAAAGAGGAAGACCGGCGTAAGCAAACTGGCGCAACTCCTTACCATCGAGCCAAGAACGAGCCTTTACCTGGCCGAATGCCAAACCCAATCGTCCGAAGTCTACACCAAGACCAGATGCAATATCCGCAAGTCGCTTTGTGGTATCATACAAGTCATTTGCCTCGACTCCAAATGCAGCCAACTGCTTGACATCTCGGTTCAGTTCTCCAAACTTGAATGGAGACTGCAACGCAAGCTGCTGTGTCTGAGCGAACAGCTCGTCAGCCTTCTGTACATCACCAAGGATGGAGCGTAACGCAACATGCTGCTGAACAATCTCACCACCGGTCTGTACGATTGAATTAAAGAATTGCTGTGCGCCAAAGACAATACCTCCCTGCAAGAATAGAGATTTGATGTCTCCGACTATGGATTGCATCTTCTTCGCTTCAGCGTTTGCTCCGGCGAATGCTGCTGCGAGATCGTTTCGTGCCTTTGCGGCAGACTGAGCTATCTCCTGCTGACGTTTCTGTTCTAGTTCAATACCTCTTTGTACCTCGCGATTAACTGCCCTTTGGTCCTGAAGAACCCTTGATGCTAATGTTGTGTCATGACCACTACCAATACCGCCAAGCGCACCAACATAATCTCTCCAATTCTCAGAATTCAGCCTATCCATGATAGCTCTAATGGCTCTCATTAAAGAGAGGAGCCTTTTAATCTCAGCTTCCGCCTTACTTACATCTGCGCCGATAGAGATACCTCGGCTGTATTCAGAGCGAAGCTGGCGAACCTTATTGCCGAGAGAATCATACCGACGCTCCGTGTTCTTCAAATCATTCTGTCGTTGTCTCTCTGCCTCTTTTGCCTCGCGTGCTGCGTCCTTTATAACCTTTGCATAAGCATTTGCTTTATCTATAGCATTAATATACCCGGAACTATTTACGAGATCAGTTGCTGTGAGTCCTGTGATAGGATGAATACCTCTGTTATTCCTGATCTGTTCTAACTCAGTTCTGTATTTAGACAGTTCTGACAACGACTGACGTATGTTGTTCGTTGAATCGACGCCAAACATCTGTATTCCTTCACCATGGCGTTTGTTGATTTCGTCAATAATAGAAGATAACTTATAAAGTTCTCTCTCTGCCTTGTTAGCCTCAGTTGCAACGCTGTTAGGGAATATGTTGAATCCATCACCTTTCTTAGACACCTCTCCGAGTATGCTGCCTATTTTGTACAACCCATCCTGGACAGACTCCAACTGCTGGAGTTTTTTCGGACTAAAGAAATCTTCGCTTGAAAATACGGCAATGTTACGACGTAATTCTTTAACGAAGTTGTTTAGCTTTTCAAAACCACGACCTCCCTTATCTCCAATGCCCTTTGTTGCTTCGGATATTGCTTCCAAAGCATTCTGTGCCTGCTTACCAGTAGAATCAACCTTGTTTAATTCTCTGATAATCTTTTTGGTTTCCTCTTCAATTCTAGATTTTAGAGTGAGCGAGAAACTGAGGTCTCCCATATTTCCACCTGCCATATCCTGAATATTTTAAAATTAGAGTTTATTGTTTAAGTAATCAGCAAGACTTATCTTCTTGCCAACGAGGCTTCCCTCATTCTTCTTTTTCTCCATCCACCTGTCGTAGAGGTCATCCATCTCCTTCTTGGTATGCTTCTTCGGACAGCCTTCCTTCTTGGTCTTAGGATAGACGACAAGAGGCTGGTCTGCAACCATTAGGTCAATCTGTGCTGATGAATAGCCCCACCAGTAGTCGTAGGCTGCAATGAAGTACTTGCGCTGAAAGAGGAAACCGAACTTCTCCGCTAGTGAGAAGGCTGCTCCCCAGCTTGTTCTGCTTGGATAGCTTTTGCTTCGCTCCTCGTCATCGTCATCATCACATCCGTCATCCCGGTCGCTAATATGGTAGCCAGTGAGAATGCGTTCGATGGAATTTTTTTTTTAGAAACATCGAGAACTCTCAGAACCTCGGCTATATCCACATCCTTGATGTAGTAGAGCCAGCGCCAGTATATCCAATACAGGAATCGAATCTTCCAGATGTTGTTGAGAAGGATGCAGACACAAATCTTTACGTTGCGCTTCCATTCGTTCTTCTCCTTTGCCCGGATATGGGAACACCTGCTCATGGTTCCCTTGCGAAGCCAGCCGAGCTTGTGCTTCTTTCCTCTGAACACGAACTCGGTAGGCTCGTCGTGCAGTACGCTGTCAAGCAACTCCTGCAAGTCAACCGAAGTCTGCTCAATTTTCTTTTCTTCTGCCATGATTGTATGCTATTAAATGAAGAAGGGCGGCACGGCTGTTGATTAGCCTGCCGCCCAACGGTTTGTTATCCTGAATCTAATTACCTAAAGAAGCCTATACTTGATTAACCGCCAACACCGCCAGCTGGAGCCTTAGTAAGCCAAGCGATGCTGCGCTTACCTGCACCCTCGATAGAACCTGAGAACTTAAACGCAACAGGCTCAGTACCGGAGTTATCCCACTGCAAGGTAGCGTAGAGAGCGATGTTTGTGATAACCATGAGGTTCTCCTTCTCGTCGTCAACGATAACGATAGTACCCTTGATCTTGAACTTCTTAGGCTCAACAGCGATACCTGTAAAGCCGGTAGTATTGTCGAGTGCAGTATCACCTGTACCCTTCAGAGTAACCTTTGTCAGCTCTGTGATAGCATCCTCTCCGAACATAATTTTCAGCAAGTCCTTTGCCTTTGAAGGAACAACGAACTCTACATTGAAGTCGCCGAGCTCTGCGGTAGTTGCCCAGTCACCAGCAAGACCGATAACCTTGTAGTGGTTTACGGTTGGGTCATCCATAGTCGCCTTCAGCGAGTCAACGGTAACCGGAAGCTCAACATCTGGTGTGATGTCAACTGTAGCATTGCTCAAATCGGTAATAGCCTTTGAGTAGAGAAGAGTTTTAGGACCATTGAAAATGTCCTTCATCTTGTCAATAGTTGTCATAGCCATAATATAAAATATTTTAAATTGTTATACCTGAATACTTATTTTGTACGTAACCTTCCCTGTATGATCGTCACGGAAAAACCTGCGCCGTCGTCTGTCTGTAGCGTTATACGAGGATTGGAAACAATGAGATTTTTTGTGGAGATTGGAAATCTGTCCATAATCTCCTGGACTTTCTCGTCAACGCTAGATACATCAAGTGTGTGCGGGTTGCTTGCCGAAGTCTTATCGCGCACATACAATTCGATTTGAGCTATAGTGGTGAAATCATTGTAAACTCCACTTGAGTTCATCTCGTTATTGTAGATACCAGATGGAAAGTGTACCACGATGTAGCTGTTGATTTTCGTATCAACTGCTTTTGGTCGACTCCGGGAGTAGAGCTTGTCGCAAATTCCCTTCATTGCATTGCCGACATCGAAATATAGAGTCTTAATACTAACCATATCTTACATCGTTCTAAAGTATCTAACCAAATATTCTCTAAGAGAGGTAATCACGTCATGTCCTCTCTTTACCTCGACAAACTTAGCGTAATCCACACCGGCAACAAGGAGCATCTGCCATGTGGCATCGTACTTTCCTTTGTTGTGCTCCCTGTAAACAAGTTCATCCCACGCCGCGTTTGGACCATATTCGCCACCTTCTCCGTATTCACCCTTGTAAGATCTCCGCCCGCTGTCCTTGAAGGAGAACGAGCTGCGGTAATACTTATCGAGGTTGTATCTTTCCCCGGCTGCAAGGGTTACTCGGGTTGGCTCTGGGCCTGGAGCATAATGAATCGACTGCAATGAGCCGTTGTAATATGTACCGATGGCTGTTGACTTGTACAAGTTACCGGTTACGTCATCATAGTTTCGAGACTTGTCAGCAGCCTTCATTGTCATTTCAGCCGCATGGTCCATCTTCTGCTGCATCTTTGCTACAGCCATCTGACGGATTTTCTTCTCGACCTGTAAAAACTGACCTGATAAACTTGTCATAATCTAAACCCTTGTCAAATTCCAATACACAACAGTCCTGTTATTATCCGGCTCGCAGTCCTTTACCATACCTACCTCGGTATTGTTACCGACAGTGGAGTAGATGGTGTCGCCGTCAAGAGGACATCTGTCAGCATCCCATTCGTCATATCTGACCGGAATCGATGCCTTCCTCTTGTTCTGGTCAACATTCTTGTCTCCCTCTGTAGTGGTATCTGTGTAACTGCGGCCTTCGCCATAGTAGAGAATGATTTCCTTGTCCTCACCAACTGGGGCATCATCATCGGCAAACGGGTCATCAGGGTCGGCCTTTCCGACGACCTTCCTCACAATCTTGATGATGTGAGGGTATCTTGGGTTTCTGATGTTTTCCTTTTCCATACGCCTTATTTGATGATGTGAGGGAGAGGTTCTCCCCAAGGAGAATAATTCGCCCTCTTTACTCCGTGGGAGGTCACCCGGAAGGTGGACTTCTTCTTGAGCATCGAATCAGGTTCCAGCTCCGCATAGATAGCGTTAGCCTCTGCCTTCATCTCGCTCCTGTCGTTGTCAGACATGTCATAGCCACCTCCCGAATGAGTCCATCCGTTATCGGAGTCGGAGGTGTTGTTTACCTTGCTCGGACCAAGAACAAACCATTTCAGCATGTCGGCATAGGCAAGTCTTACCTTGTTCTTGTCGCAGGCTTCGAGGTCGATGCCATTTTCAAGCTCCCTGTCGTGCATGATGCCCAGCAGTGTCTTCATCGGCATCTCGAACTTCACCTTATTAATAAGGTAGTCGTTCACAGTGTAAATGTTCATCTCCGAATCCATAGTCATACAATCTAGTTACGTTAAAGAATTAACCCTTCTGGGTGATGTCGATAATCCAACGGTAAGGAGCATCGAGCATAGCAGGAACGGAAGCAAGGAACAAGTCTGTCTTGAACTCCTGGAACATACCGTTAGCGGTAACCATGTTACGGAGAAGACCGAGACCGTTGTTGGTCTGTGCCCATGCTACATCTACGAGCTTGTTGCCGAGGGCATCGAAGATTCGCTTGTCGAGAATCTCCTTGCGCATGAAACGCAATGGCTTACCAGCAGGGCGAAGAACGACTGTTCCGTCTGCCCAACCACGAATCTCTGTAACTGTGCCATCGAAGCGCTTGTTGTGCTCAACCTCATCGACAATCTCGATAGGAGAAAGACCATTGAGGTCAACAACAGACTTCAGGAACATTGCGTTGTTCGGACCGTAGTTCTGCAATACTGCCACAAAGTTAGCGTTCGCCCAGCTCTTGTACAGCTCGGCAATCTGCTTGTTCTTCAAGAATACGTTGTTGTAGTCGTTCTTGGTCATCTGCCATACGAGAGGTACACTGCGGTACTCAATATGACTGTTGCGCCAATCCTCCTCAAACTTACGCATCTGTTCCAGCAAGTCGCAGTTCGCGTCGTTCCAAGCAAGCTTGCCTGCCTTCTTGAAGTTCTCAGCTGGAACCTTTGCGTCATACAGAGGCTCCTGGATACCGCGACCGATCTTGTCGTAGTCGATGACACCCTTAGAACTCAACTGTGCTGACATGTAGGTCATAGTCATGTCAAGAGAGTCATACAATACCTGAACCTTGT